TTTTAATCTCAATTATGTACATTAATTCTTTCTCCAGAACATCCTTCTCTTGATAAGGAGAATCGTACTTATATACGACTGCATCATCAAGGAATGTTCTTACTCCCTCCATAAAGCCATCTTGTAACACAGAATTATCTGTTATGTAGGCTGCAAGAAAGAAGCCGTTTCTTTCCTGCGTATCACCAAGGCCAACTGCACCGAAATGACTTCTGAAAGTAGTACCCTGCAACTCATCAAATGAGTACTGAATCATAAGTCTTTTCATCATTTCAAAAAATACTGCTACTTTAATTGCTTTCATATAAGTGACTTAGCCGTGATGTCGAGGGCTTATTTTATTAATGTTTCATTGCTAAACCTACTATCGCTACGATAAGCAGAAAAATCAATCCGTTTATTAAAAGAATGGTTTCCATATCTACTTAAAATTAAAGAAGTCCTTAATCTGTTTCTTCTCGTCATCTTCGGCATTCAAGATGTCCTTCACTATGAAATCTGCAAGCGGAGCTAATACTGTATTCATAGCATCAGTCAATTCGCCTTGAGCTCCCAGTTCAGCAAGGACATCTGTGTATTCATAAAGAAATACTTGTGCAGAAATGAATCCCATTTCATAATTCTTTTTGATTTCCTTAATTTCTTCCATCTTTTTAAGATTTTAATTGGTTCAACATAATCTGTGGTTAGTCAAAATAACCACTCTTTCTATATGCAAAGGTACAAAAAAAATGTGATATATGCAAATATACCACATTTTATTTTAGTTAAAAATACTAAATTTAACTCACTGAGTATCAGGGTTTTATGCGTTCTTGTAGATGCTGCTTAATGTAATTATTTTTGTAGCTTCACCAATCTTGTCTATCAGATTGGTTACGGCTTCATCCACTTCGCACAAAGCATTATACACATCGTTTGGAATATTATCCGTCTCCAAACCGTTACTAGTCATTTTCCAAGTCTGGTTAAGCTGCCTTGCAGCATCCACCATTAATTTAATGTCCGTCATATTTCTAAGTTTTAAATAAATATCCTACTAATAGCCTGGCAGAGCCATCCCATTATGTAGCAAGGCTCTTCGTCTTTCAAGTCTATACCTAGTGATTCGCAGATGTGAGTAACAACATGGAACATTTCGTGTGTGACAGTATTCACAAACTCATATTCCGATGTGGTCCTACTGATAGCAACCACGCTCTTTCTACCTGCAAGGTTGGAGTAGGTGAGACCTGTGTTAGGCATTCCACGCAAGCAATGCTCCCTTGCGCTTTCGACCGCCTTTTCTGTGCAGCCTATCTGCACAAGGGAGTTGCATACCTCTTCGGTATCTGCTGCTTTTAAACCGTAGAACACAAGAATCCTCCAATCATACTTCTCTAGATATATCTCTTGACTTATCATAAAATATCATCCCATGGAATGCCGATACCATTATGGTTGCAATCGGCATAGAATCTGTTAAAGATGAAGCCATCCTTCTGGTCGGTATCATCAACCATATCTTTCACGAACAAAGCCATGTGAGCTTCGTCCTCGATGGAAGACTTATAGAAATCAGCCTTAACCATGTTTGCCACATATACATGATCATAGCCTACATTATTTTCAAGCGTCACTCCCTGCTTGGTAAGGATGGACTCAACCTTATCCTTATCCATGTATTCAACCTCCTCATCCTTTTTGGTGACTGGGTTGTATTTTCTCATCTGAGCGACTGCCCACTCGCAAGCCTTCTTGTTGAAGTGCCAGCCGTTATATCTCAGATATGCTATCATTCCTTCTGGCTTCATATCGTAAGCATCCAAAGGCATTCTACATTTTCCCATAGCTTTTTCTATTAAGGGTGGCAGGGAAAAATCCCCACCACCGAATTAAACATTAGTAACGTCCACCACCACGGCGACCATAGTAGCGTCGCTCTCCATAGCGGTCTTCGTCGCGCCAATCGTCATCGTCCCACTTGTCACGATAGTCTGGCATCGGCATACGGTTTCCCATACGCTCGCGCTTCAGACTATCCAGGCACTTCATAACCTTGCCACCTGCTCGAACCATTTCCTCGCAGTTGTCAACAAGCTCATCGAACTTGTTTTCCGTAATTTCTACCATATATCCCATAGCAATTACTTTTTAAAATTGTTACCGCTCAAAGCCTTAGACAGCATGGATTCAATATTGGATAGCGTTCCCTTCATGCCGCTGACCTCTGATTTGAGGTTATTGATGTCCTGCTCTTGCTGCTTCTCCTTGGCAATCTGTGGGTTGATTCTAGTGAGCATTTCCTCGCAGGAGCTTATGACTCCATTGTGGTAATCTACACTTTCCACGACTCCCTTGGAATGTCGCAACATAGCATCTATCTCGGCGCACATAGCTTCTCTGCTGTCACTGACAACAACACCTTCATTGCCGAAATTCACTATCTGTGCCGTAGATGGCAGCTTTTCGAAATTGACCTGCTGGTCTTCTACTTGTACCTTAACATCAACGGTCGTCTCCAATGTCGGAGTCTGTCCTGGCATATAACTAGGATATTTCTGCTGAGGATTGCTGACCGATATTACTTGACCGATTTTTAGAGTCGGCTTTTCTCCTCCCTTGTCTAAAATGTAGAAGAGAGAAGACTGTCTTAGTCCTTGAAACATTTTCTTTCTCTTTTAGTGGGACAGACTTTTCAATCTGTCCCATAGTTAATACTCTGTTAGCCGCCTGTAGGCTGCTGAAACCCAAGCAGTCGGATAATACCGCTCTTCTTGTTGATGTATGCCAAAGCCTCCGTAGTTCCCGAAACGCTAGCTCCCGTCACTGCATTTCCCGCATGATCAACAACTGGCACCTTTGTTGTGCCGGAAGCAGTTCCGCTAGTGTTGGCGGTTCCGTTAATAGTGGTCGAACCACTATTTGGAGTTACGATTGTGACAGGAAGTGTCGCACTTGCCGCGGCAACTCCTTGATGTATCTTCAAGAGCACGATGCACTCGCAAGGCAAAGCATTGTAGTAGCAAGGATTGATACCATAATCTACACTAGCATCTGTAACCTGCTGGGCATTCGTCTTCAACTCGTAGATACCTCCTACATCAATACGTCTGATTTGGTTTCTCTGACCGATTGGAATAAATGGATTGAATGGATATAAAGGGAACATAGTTACCTCCTTTCCTAACAACCGCATCCTACAGTTGAACGAGAAGCCGCTACATCACCTGCATAAGCTCCCATGGCGGCAGCAGTATAAACGTCCTTGTTGAATACTCCGTACTGAGGGTACTGAACACTGATGGTATTAGGCAACTTGCACTTGATGCCAGCCACCTCTGCCTGCAGCGCAGCCAAAGCTGCATTTACTGGTGTGATAACCTGTGCCTGATAAGCCTGTAAAGCCTGTGTCTGATGCTCGTTGGAAATCTGAGCAAGCAGGGCACTGTTCTTCTCTCTCAAAGCATCGAGCTTATCCTGCATTGCCTGTGTCTGCATCTGATCCAACTTAGCCAAGACAGACTGATTGTTAGCATCTGCCTTGTCACGGAGCATCAAAGCGTTGGCATTTGCCGTATCATTGATGGCGTGTGTCTGCTGACAGATAGACAACTTGATGTTGCCGTCCATTGCAGTTATGGCATTATTGGTCTTGCAGCAGCATTCTGCCAACTGGGTAGCGATGGCATTGTTACCCTGCATGATAGCAGTCAAAATCTGATTAGCATTCATGCCCATCTGATTGCCGAGGTTGCAAATCTGCTGACCTAAGCCATTGATTGCAGCCATGACTGCGTCACTTGATGTGTTGAGGGCTGTAGCCAAGCTCTGAACATCAAAGCCGTTGCGCTGAACTGCCTGCATGATAACGGCAGTATTGGCATCATTGTTAAGCATTGGCATAACGCCACCCTGTCCATTAGAACCCATGCAGCGATTACCTCCGAAGAGTCCCATACCATTATTGCCCATAAGGATGAACAACAAAAGGATAGCAAAGATGTCTTCACCCCAACCATTTCCGTTTCCACGGTTGTTCAAGAGTGCAATAAGACCTGGATCAACACCCTGTCTCTGCATGAGTGCAGGAAGCATAGCCAAGATTCCATTAGAGCCTGTGCCACTTGTGCCGCTCTCTGGATTGAACACGTAAGTTTTACTTTCCATATCCCGAATTTTTAATTTAACCTTAATATTTAACTAACACTTTTTGTAACGTTACGTGTGCAAAGTTAGAAAATTGTTTTGAAATAAGCTATAAGGCTATCATAGTTTTCGTTAGTGACTATAAATCAGTGGTTTATGGTGATAGTAGGTAGTATCATTTTTTATCCTCTTAGAACGAAAGAATTTACTTTGCAAACAAAAAGGCGACCACTCTTCACGAGTAGCCGCCAAGTTATCCGAATACAATCAAACACCTAACCTAAAAACTTTCTAACTAAGAACCTTTTCTTTTTATACAATATAATAGGTATATTACAATGATAACTAAACAAAAGCAGAATACCTGCCCTATCTGAATATAAATCTTCTGAGCCGCCGTAAGTGGTTTTTCTATCACCTTTGTAGTACTATCGCTTGAAAGCTTGATACTCGATAGCGAATCAAGTCTATGACGATAAATAGCAACGCTATCCTTCAGTGACCTATAATGACTGATGCTGTCCAGTAGCTTCTGAACCTCCTTCTCTGTTCTCACATGGCTCTCATAGTGGAATCTATCTTCGCCAATTTTGTTACCTTGCGCATCGAGCCTTGTCGCCGTGCTATCCTTAATATAGCTGCTATCTTTCGTGCTTCTTTCGCTCTCGCGCTTCTGATAACGAAGCCACTGATCGAAGGTGTATGCCATGCGGGCAGTGAAAAGCGAATCGAACTTCCTTTCATTCAGCTTGTCTTTTAAATACGTCTGTTTAGTCACAGTCTTCGGAGTTCCGCAGCCGATAATAAGCAGCGAAACGTACATTGCAAGCGTTATGCTTACAATCGTTTTCCAAAAGTTGTAGTCGTACCATTTCATCATTCATTCAATTTTAAGTGTCCGTATGTGATATAGCTTAGTCTTCGCAACCAGCCGTCAAGGAAGTCTTTCTGTGTACCTTTGGCAATGCTCTTAAGATAATCTTCTCTTGTTTTTTTGAATCTCTCAAAAAGCCTCTCACCATTAGATTTATTGATGGCGAACAATGTCTTATTACCAATGATGCCATCCGCCGTGATGCCTAATGTTAACTGGAGATAAGTTACCGCCCTGCTGACTCCACTATTGTAGGCAAAGTCAACCAGCATATTGGCTACACTCTGATCTTGGATTTTGTCTGCTTTGCAGGCGTTCCAATAGTTCTGCTTGAAAACCCGATGAAAATCGTCCTTGGTGAGGAGCTTTACATCTTCCTCATTCAGAACTCCGTCACCGTTCTTATCATAGCCGACCCTTCTCCAGGTTGCAAGGGTGATGCCGTATTTTGTTGCTTTTCCACGATCATATTTATTGTTAGTATACTTATCTGTTTCCCAACTTAATATGAATGGGACTAAAATTTCCGATTTTGCCATAATTATATAAATTTCCATAAATAACCACCTGCACTCCTAACTGTTGCAGTATGATTTCCACATGATACTACTTTATTTAAAGCCGCTGCCGAAATGTTAGAATGAGGAATACCTGTTATACGTTCCGCTTCATGAGTTGATTTGAATACAGCTATCAAAACCCCATCTTTGGAATATTGAGACACGGCTTTACATCTTTCATTGTCTCTATATTCTAACATTTTTTGTTTGTATTTGGCAAACGTAACAGGGTTACCTATATTTTCTTTAGCTGTAACCCATCTTAAATTTTCAACCCTATTATCGTACCTGTCGCCATTTATGTGGTCCACTTGCGGAAGATTATTTGGATTCGGGATAAATGCTTCTGCAACCAATCTATGAACAGAGTATTTTATTTTTATTTTATCTCTCAATCCAATTCTTGCGTACCTACCACTCATGTTTGGAGTTAAAATTTTCTCAGTTTTAATGGTTCCATTTCTAGGTAGCGATTTAACACGACCGAGATTACTTATTTCGTAAAGTCCTTCGTAATCTTTTATTGGTTTCCATATTTCAGCCATGTTTACTCCTCCTCCTCACTATAATTATTTCTTTGAATCAGACAGTCAAATGCGAGAATTGCTCCCATAATAGCTGCCACCATTATAATTGCTAACAACATCATATCTTTTCCTCCTTTTCTGTATAATTTAGATAGTCCGACAAATATGGAATCTTCTCGATAAACTTGAAACGCATGAGATAATAGAGGAAACTCACTACATACCAAGGAGGGGTGCCCTTCTTGAATATCTGTTTCAAGTTCTTAAGAATATTGCATCCATAGAACCACAGAACCAAATAAGATATAAATGATACGCATTGAACGGAACCTTCCATCTGCCCTTTGAATCGCCCGATTGCATATACTGCTGCACAAAGGACGAAGAACACGGTAGCGTGACCGATGCACACAACTGCTTTCTTTAACTCGAAGTTCTCTCCTTTTGCAATCATGCCACTAAGATAACCGAAAATAAAGTTGAGGGTGAAGACGATCATAAGCGAAGACAGCTCACCTTCTATCGGTTTGAGGTAGGCAAGGATTGCAAGAACTACTCCAACGATAATATCTTTAATTCTATCTGCCATACTATAACTATTTTGTGATTAAATATTAATGCTGCAAATATACAACAAAATATTTAATCACCAAATAGTTTTGGCGAAAAAGTGCAAAACTTTATGCCATCATATAAACGAATATATATTTTTGCAGGAATATTGTATATAATTTCATCGAAAAATTGTATTTTGAAAACCCACGAAATCGGGGGAATTTAAAAAGAGAGGCAATCACTTACCTCTCTTGCTCTTAATGAAGTGAAGAATATCCCACTTCTTCCAGTACCTTGTGTGCCCACGTTTCTTGCACTCGCCGTTCGGAATGTCACCCCTAGCAACCATACGATTGAGTGTAGCATCAGAAACGTGCAGCTTCTCCTTAACTTCCTCGGTGCTCATCATAGGGTTGAGCATGTCGGGGATGATGTCACACAATCTATCCAAATCATCATCGCTCATTCCGCAAGCGGTGACCTTCTCGCCATTTCGCTGTTGCTCGTCTGCCTTGAAACAAGCATCAGCTAATGACTTTAAAGCCGTTCCGAGTATCTTATAATTCAAAATCTTTCCCATATCTTATGCACAAATTTTACGTCCTAGTTTCGTTTCATTAACAAACATTTTAGCAAAGCTATACAAATAGAATATAGCTGTCACGACCATGACCGTAAAGCAGGAATCCACCATATCATTAGTTGTGTACCAACTCAACTCTACAATATGAGCCGCATTGATGCCTAAGAAGTACATAAATGGAATGCGATACCACTGGCACAAGAAGAAAAATCTACTTGCCAGTATCGTCACCATCGGCAGGACGTAAACCATGAAATAAATAAAGATATAGCAAGGCATATTTTCATTATAGGGGATAAACATCTCACGGGGATGCTGAGAGAACTCCCAAATGCCGTATGCGTGGAAGAACATAATAATGATAGGCACATACTTGCAGAACCAGCGGAAGAACTTTAATATTCTCCTGCTATACCGATTACCATGCTTCTTAAGCATATCCATCAGCTCCGTCACATCAATGTCCTTTATCATCCGTTGGACTTCGGCTTCTTGTTCTAGTGTCATATAACCTCCTTTTTTGTTAGTTGTTGATGCAATTATAGTTCTTAAAAGAAAGAATTTGCCACAAAATTACAGCTTTTTGCACAATTCCGTTCATTTTGCGCAATATTTTATTGTTAAACTTTACAAAAAGTAACAATCTGAAAGTAATAAGTCACAAAAATAGCGTTAGAACGGCTTTCTTGCCAAATTCTAACGCTATTTCTATATCTACTTATCAGTGTTTATCCTATCACAACCTCAAGGCTCTCCATATCGGCGAACTTCAAGCCGCAATCTTTCGCTGCCTTGAACAACTCCTTCTCGTCAACTGCCTCAATGGCAACCTCTACCTCCTTGTCGGCAAGGTCTGAGAAATACTTCTCGGTCTTCTGCTTCTGATTGAAGAAATACTCATTGACCTCCGCAAACTTGGCTGAATCGTCCTTGGTGTATTCGTAGCCCTCATCGGCGTGCTTCTGCTCTAGCTGCTGGCACTCCTGGAGCTTGCGCTGCATCTCCTCGAACTTATCATCCTTCAGGCTCTCCTGCGCTTCCTCCACATCCTTGTCGTAGGTATCGGCAACTGAGCGGAGTGCCTTCATATTCTTCCAAACTCGCATAGCGGCATCATCGCTCATTGATGATGTCTTCAATGCCTTCAATGTTCTGTAGGCTGCAACAGCCTCGATTGTCTTAATCTTCTTCATAATTGTTTCTTTATTTTTATGTTTAAACTTAATTCATTTTCTCATTTAGCCTTGCATTTCCGAATTAGATAGCAAAAGTATCTGGTCAACAAATGTATTTGCTGCGTAAAGCATGGCTTTATAACTTTTCCCTTCCAGTAAGGCATAGCTACCTATATCAACTGTGATAATCTCATTAGGCGCAATATCTTTGTTGGCTACAGCCCTATACTCGCCAAATTGGAAAGCAGTCGTTTGAGTACTTGTAGAGAACCTAATATCAATATAGATTCTTTTATATGTCGTAGAACCAACATTCTTCAATGTAACCTTTTGGGTTAATGCCTGATAACTTAACTTCAAGTCTCGCAAGTAAGCATTCTGAGTTGTTTCTATTATCACTTCGTTTGGTACTGCTGTAGGAATTGGATACCAACTTCCTGCTACAAAATTAGGTCTGTTACTGTTGTCATACTTAGCCGTGGAAAGAAAAGGAATGGCAACGTAAGTTCCTGTAGCTAAATTAGAACCATTTCCACCGATTTGCACCTGAAAATTACCATTGCTTACAGTGTTTGATTCTGTCCTAAAATAAACAGGTTTCCCACTTTTGAACAGAGCGAAGCCGAAATAACAATCTTTCGTTATACAAATATCTTCGAGGTTAACTCTATCATCCTCACCTACGGAAGACTGACGGAATCCACAAGACCCCAACACACCTCCATTGGTTGTTGCCCTTGCTGTAGCAAGAAAACCAAAAATTGGACTAGTAGCTCTACTATTGTATCCCCTAAAATCACCCAAGCGATAAGGCTCTGCACTTCCTCCCGAAGGTCTTTCATACGAATATCCGTTATCGTGATTTTCGTCACCATCTATAAAATAAGCATTGTACAAAGACTCTAGAGTGTTATAATATGGAACAGAAATTCCATAGTTCCCGTCCCTAGCCTTATACCAATTATCGGGAAAAGGTGAAGGGTAACAGGTTGGTTTGTATTTTGCCCACATATTTATCTTGGCGGACTTGCACAATGTGGCAATATCATTACTCGGTTCTCCCAGCACCGACTTAACATCATCGATGGATATGGGGGGGGTGATTTTTCCGTTATTTACACTCATATTTCTTTCTTTTTTATCGTTATACTTTTTTTATATCTACTACATATCGGGCATAATACCACTTAATGGGAAAAGATCCTTTACAACCCAAGTACCATTTGCTATCACGTATATCTTATACGATTTTCCACTTGTAAGATTTGTGAATCTGACAGTCTTGGTTTCACCTGCATTCATCGTTCCTACCGTATTCATATACTCTCCTACGACCATACTCTGTCCCTTGGACGGGTCGGTCTGATATACGCAATATACAGCAACATTTTTTACTGTAGTGGCGTTATTCTTCATCTTCAGCGTTACGATGATTCTACCAAGCTTCTGCTCTGCCGTAATCTGTGCAATGTTGCTTGCAACAGCTTGTGACTGGCTGATGATGGAGAGCTGCTTGCCTCCTGCGAGGTTTGGGATGGCATAGCAAGTCATCTGATGAAGGGTGTGGTCACTGGAGTAGTTGAATGAGCAGAACATCGGAAAGGCAAGGTAATCGCCTACCTGAAGGGCGTTCTTGGGCAGCGGCACGGTGAATGTGCCCACGCTGGATGCGGTGGTGATGAACATGAGGGTGGACTTGCTCTTATCGGTGATGATGTAGCCGAAGTACTTATCCTTGAATGCGGCGAAATCGAAATAGCTTATCTGTAAGCCATCTACCGATACGATATTGTGTTCCGTGAGTATCTGATTGGTATCACTCTCACGGATGAACACGTTGGTGGATAGATAGTCCTTCACCTCGGGATTCGCATTGTGAAAATACCCTCTGAAATCACCTAAGCGGAATGGCGCAGACGCACCGCCAGTTGGCTTGTTATATAAGGTGGCATATCCATTATTGGTCTTGGAGTATTCTGCCACAAGGTCTTTCCAGTTGCTCTTGCCGTTTTCTACCGTAATGTTGATGCCGTAGTTTCCATCTTTAGCTTTGTACCAATCGTCAGGAAAGGGTGAAGGAAATACAGTAGGCTTGTACTTCGCCCAGACGTTAATTTTCGATGACGTGCATAGGTCTGCCAATGTGCTGCTGCGGTTCATTCCGAGACAATCCGCAACATCATCCACGCTCACTGGAGCAGTGATTTTGTTATTAGATAGAGCCATACGCTTAATCTTTAAAACTTAAAACACTAGGCAAGGCAGCTCTATAAGAGCCACCCTGCGTTAATACTCACGATACTTACTCTGCTGCCTCGCTAGCCATATTGGTAGCGATAGCGGAATCAACCTCCGCTATCAATGCTGACACCTCACTGAGCTTGCTCTGAGGGATGCCGCTGATGTTGTAGGTCAGCTCGCTGCCGTTGGAGCTTGCGTTGGCATTGCCGAGATAGTTACCATTGGTATCTGCGTAGATACTCATGTTGATGCTGTCGATGCTGACACTCGTCTTGTCAACGTTGTAAGTAATTTCTACTCGATAGCCGCCCTTGGTATAAGTGGCGGTTGTCTGTTCACTCTTCTTGTTAATCTTTAAATTTTCCATTTTCTAATCTAATTTAATAAATTAATATTCTTGTTATCTAATCTCTTCTTGTTATTGCCGTCCTGCTTTCCGCTCAATCGCTGAACCTCTGATTCGAGGAAGACCACCCGAGCCTTCAACCTGCTGACCTCATCGCCCACCTGCTCGATAGCACCGAATGCCGTTGCAATCAGCTTCGGAGACCAGTAGTTAATCTTGTAGTAGCCCTTCTCATCAGTCTCCACGATGTCCTTTAAGTGAGGGTTGCACAAGACGTGCTGGGCAATAAAACCGATAGACCTTGTATTGTCCTTCTTCCAGGCAAAGCCGAACGTGCCACCCATCGCCTTGATGATGCCGAAGTAGTCCAGCTTCCGCAAATCCTGCTTCAAGCGGATATCAGAAGATGAATAAGCAGTAATACCACCAGTAGATAAAATATCACCAGCTACATTTAATCTTCCAGCACCAGTCATTCCAATATTTACATTACCTCCACCATTACATAAATTAATATTAGTTTTAGAATACCAATTCAAACATAGTGTTGAAGTAAAATCCTCTATTACATTAGTGTCTTCTGTAAAACTAGCATCACGTGCTGCTATATATATATCTTTAAACTTCGCCGCTCCGCTAGTTCTTATTTGCCAATTATAGGAGCTTGCTTGAGACTTCATATCTTGTACACAAAGATAACCACTGTCATCAGCATTACCTATATATAAGTCACCACCACTAGCTGATATTCTCGCATTAGCACTCATCGCTCCACCACCCAATGGGAGATACTTACCACTAAGGATGTCATCTGTAAATTGACTAAGAGCTGTAGGTCTATTTGAAATACTACCCCATGTCAAGTCACTTTCATCAAGTAAACGTATCCAATCTGACCAAGTAGAGTTATCACCATTACGTTGTCTAATATATAATCCTCTCCAAGTATATGATTTAGCCATTTGCCAATTATATGCATCATTTCCTCCACTAAATGTAGTAAGTACTCCAGTAGTTGGAACATTAGAATGAGTACTATATGCAAATACTGAAGCATTACCTTCTATATCATTAGCATTATGAGTTTCACTAGAACCCCACCATCCTAAATCTCGAAATAATTGATATGCGTGATAATTATCTACTTTATCAGCGTTTGTTGCTGTTGCAGCATTACCACTAATACTTCCGCTAGAGGTGATATAACCGCTATCGTTACTAAGAGAACTTATCTTTGTAGGTATATCAGAAATCAAAGCAATAGTTCCATTTTTATGTGGATGATATATAATAGCATCAGTCCCATTTTTTACATATTTCCAAAGAGCATTAGTTGACGAAAAATAAAAACAAGACCTATCTGAATTTGTAGAACCTAATATAAGTCCTGCCCAACCATCACCTGCTGTCTTAATAAGGACACCTTCATCATCACCAGAACCATAAATTCTTCCCCCAAATATAGCACCTGTACCATTTAAATTTCCTGTAAGTGTTCCACCAGTTAAAGGAAGATATGGGTGGGTATGATGTAGCTTCGAGTACATACTGTCGTGATTATGCCCTGCGCTTGCCGCACCTACATTTGCATAGGTCAGATTGAAGGTCTTCGCCGTGCTACCATCATAAGAGCCGAGGCTTGTGCCGTTGGCTTGAATGGTTATGGCTGTAGGAGACTTCAATTCCGTTGGATAGGCAGGGAGCGAAATCACGTTGTTTGATGCCGAATAGCTCGTCTGTCCTAGCTTGACACTTGAGGCATAGCCGTGGGTATGACCTATTTTCGAGAACGTATTGTTTGCGTCTGTCGTCTTCATATACGCTGCCAAGCTCTGATGAGAAGTGAGGTATGTTCCGAGGTCAACGATAGTTCCAGTTGAAGGGTTTATCGTCTTCTCTGCGCCATTAATCTTCACCTTGTGGGTATGACCTACAACAGCATAGGTGTTGGCTGCGTCTGCTGATTTGAGATACGCCGCCAAACTCTGATGTGAAGTCAAGAACGTTGCTCCCTTCGTGAAGGTGATGGTCTTGCCGCTCTTTGTAACGGCAGTAACGGCATTTCCACTTCCGCTAACTGCTATCGCATTCACGTAACCATCGAGAGACTGATGAGCCGTGAGGAACGTACCATTCGTGAAAGTAATCACACCAGTGCTTGCGTCATAGGTTGCACCAGTGAGGGCATTGCCGCCAGTTGGCACAGACACGCTGATACTAGGAACAGCACTTGCCACATTCTGAATCTCCGAATAGAGCTTTGCTACTGAGTATGCAGAAGCAATCTCGGAAAGGTTTTCCGTAGTAAGCCTGATAGCATCAGCATAAGCCTTTACAGAGCCGTTGAGTCCACCACCACTGGATGATGATGTTCCCACACCATAGGCAGAAACACCACCACTAGTGTAGAGGTTTGCCACCTCTTCGGTCGTAGTATTCGTAATCTTCAGCGCCTTATTAGCTGCATCATACTCCAACTTGATGTTACCGATGGAGATATACTTTCCACTAGGCACGATGATGCTTCCGTTAATATCGGCAGTACCGTTAAACGAGTTACCCCAAAGCTTGCGAGCATTCGTGAGCTGGAGTGCCTTCTTCGCAGAGCCATTAGTGAAGTAGCCCTGCAAGGTGGTGATATTCGTCTTATTGGTGGATATGCCCGAAGCATTTAGCCCCTCTGCCTTTTTCGCTCTTGTTACCTCGTCAGATATAGACTTATTGATTCCATCAACAATACCGCTAAGAGTGTCAGTCTGCGCAATATTGGCGAGGAAGCTCACCACCTCGTTCCACTTATTGATAATGCCATCCGCAGTCTCCTCGTCAGTAGTCATAAGGGCGTACCAGTCATAGGCACTATTCCAATGACTTACCTTAGTGGATGAAATGCCGTCCAACACAGACTTATTGCTATGAGTATGCTTTGCTGATACCGCACCATCCCAAGCCGTCTGCTTTGTCGTTGTTGGGATGGAGTACCCAGAGGCAAGACTAATGGCAAACGTGCCGCTTGTTGTGATGGTCTTTGTTGCACAAGTCAAACCAGTAGGAAGAGTAAGTGCTACAGATGTAACAGTACCCTTGTTTGTGGTATAGCCCTTTGCATCAATCTCCGCTTTGGTATAATAGCTTGCGAGAGACTGATGGGCAGTCAGATACCCAGCATCGTTGGTAAGCTGGCTTACCTTCGTGATTCTATCTGTAATATCTACCCATTTATGTTTATGAGCACTAGGCGCGAACGTTGATGGTTTACCCGTAATGTTATTCCAAGAGAGATTCAGACCGCCAAGTTCTGTGGCTATGTTGTCAATCCGACTGCTGAGAGCCTTGACAGCATAGGCATTAGGAATACTAGTCAAGTCTGCATCCGTATAGCTTCCCTCTATGATTCTCGCATAGCTGATTACGCTTGCATTCAATCCGCCACCGCCTGCGCCACTACTTGCTGCTCCGTATGCTGTGATGCCGCCTGTGGCATAGAGATTACCATCAATCTTGATAGCCTTGTTGGTTGCATCATACGTGAGCTTGATGCCATGAAAGGAGATTGCGCCCTCGAATGTAGCATCGCCCGAAACACCCAATTTGGTGAATGGAGCGTTTGGCTTCAAAGACACAAGGTCGGCAACGCTCGTTCCTGCACTTCCTGCCTTCCAAGTCGGCTCGAAGAAGGTGAGGTATGCACCCAAGTTTTTCTCGCTGATGATAAATGACGTAGGGTCAGCGTGAACCCTACCATCAGTTCCCCACCAGATTGCACCACCTGCCACGTAGCCAGAACCATCGAAGCGGAAGATGGTGTTGGCAGGAGTCTTAGAGCCGTCGTTGTAGTCCTTATCGACCATTTCGCCACCGAACCAAGCAGCGATGCCGCCTCCCTTTGCAGACTTCTCTGTTATACCATTGATACCTGCCGTAGTATTGCCATCCGTGTCTCGCAAACCGATGAGTGATGTAAGAACCAGACCTCCGTTAATCTCAGTATCGGGAGCATCCATCAGAGCCTTCTTTAAATAAGCAAGGCTGGTTACGTCACCGATAACTACACCGAGGTCACCATATATCTTGCTAGTGATATAGGCGTTCGCCAAACCCAATTTGTCATAGAATGCGCTGTATGCTGACTGGAAGTTGGTGAACTTCGTTCCTACGGCTGAAACGATGGTAGCCTTTTCCTCAGTATTAGCCGCATTGTATCTTGCAGATATATCTGAGAGATACGTGACGAGTTCCGTCTTGGCAGTCGTGAGGGTAGTGAAAGCAGTATTAAGGTCGGTGAGTTCTTTTGTATTCTTTAACACCTCTGCTCCCTTTACCTCAGTGTAAGACTTCTCGGCGGCTGCAAAAGCATCTTCAAGTCGCTTGGAATCCTGCGCCATAGCCGCAATCTCAGAAGGCTCTAGATAGCCATCCGTTACGTAGCTGTCGAAAGCCTTCTTGTTGGTGGTGACGGTCTTACCGAGATTCGTAACATTCGTCTGTGCGGTATTTGCCGCCTTCTGAGCATCCTCTGCTGCCTTCTTTGCTGCGTTCGCTACAGTATCATCTGTGTACTTAACCTTCTTTGTCCAATCGGCTGCGCTGAATGAAGCATTAGTCTTGGTTGCCACGACAAGCTCGCCCTTAGAGTATGCCACACCACCGAGAGTATATGCTGCCTCCAAAATCCAAAGGTCACGCTCCTCATAGGATGCAGGCTTGCTTACATAGATGCTGGATTTGCCATCTATCTTGTCGAAAACCTCGGTAGGAACGTCCTGTTTGTCCCATTTCGTACCATTCCAGAAGAACGTCTGGTTGTTGCTTGTGTTATACCACAAGTCGCCCTTATGCTCCTTCTTCGCAGTATCGGTAGTCCAAGACGTGCTAGGGTCGGCAGACTGATACCAGGTCTCAGCTTTCTTGTCGAGCTGGTCTTGTATTCCTTTCAGGCTTTCCTCTATGGTCTTGGCGAATGCGTTGAGGTCGGAATCATTAGCCTTTACCCATTCTGATGAGGTGAAGCTGCCATTGGTTCTGCTCTTTACGCACACCATCAGTGTCTTGCCATCGTCTCCACCGCTAGCCCACAGGTCGCCCTCGTCATAAGGAACAGTAGGCTGAGAGGTGAAAACGGTACGCTTTCCATCTGCCGTGTCCTGCGCCTTGCTTGCTGCGGTCATAGCAGTGTTGATGTCGTTATCCTTGATTCTCGCCCATGCCGTACCCGTCCATCGGTATGTGTAACCATTTGACGTATTGTAGAACAGGTCGCCAGCGTGCTGCGACTTCAATGTATCGGTAGTCCAATCGGAAGCAGGCTTATTCTGAGTAGTAGGAGCATAGTTATAGAACCAAGTCTCTATTTTCTCATCAAGCTGCTCCTTGTAGCTAGCCATATCGTTCTTATACTCTTCCTTGAAGGAATTGAGGGCAGAATCATCGGTGTACTTGGAAGCCTTAGTCCAGTCTGCGATGGCAAATGACGAACCTTTTGCCTTGGCAGTCTGGCAGCGCAGGATTTCATTCTTGTAGATGCTTCCATCTGTAGGATAGGTAGCGTTTACCCAAATGTCGCCCAACTGATAAGGCGGAATAGGTTGTGTGCTGAATACCTTCATCTTGCCGTCTGCGGTCTCCTGTGCCTTGCTTGCATCAGAGAGGGCTTTGGCAATATCGGTGTCAGTAATGACAGTCCACTTATAGGTGTTGCCATCCTTGGCAAAGCGGTATGCCTTGCCCGTCTTGTTGTCGTAGTAAAGGTCGCCAAGATGGGTATCTTTATCCTTATCGCTAGTCCAACTGCTTGCAGGGGCATTAGTCAGTGTTGGAACTCCCTCGTAGAACCATGTCTCGATAGCCCCATCCACCTGATTCTGCAAGTCGGCAATGACCTGTGAGTTCTTGATGAGATTGTTTACCTGCTCCTCGGTCAAGCCCTTTGCTGAGTTCTCCTTAATATACTGAGACAGTTCCTTGCCATCCACAGTGGATTTGGCAGAAATCTTGCCTTTAACAGATACCTGCTTGGTTGCGCTGTCATACTTGATGTAGCTACTACCCTCATAGCCATTCTCCTTAGTAGGTCGGTCGCCTACATACATATCACCATAGACATTAAAAAATGCCTTGTTGGTCTGCTTGTTTACGCCATATTCCACGTACTCCCTATTGGCAAAGGAGTAGCTGTTGATGCCGTGATAGAGGCTGACGGATGGCGAATAGGTATCTACCGCCGAGAAGATAAGGCAGTTCTGACGTTCTACATCGGTTCTATTACCGCACTGCGACAACACATCACCTTTAGCAGGAACATCGCTTGCCGTAGCGCAATCGGTATCGGAGAGGTCGATGTAGTGATACTTCTTTCCTTCCAACTCCACAGGTTCCTCATCACGACCGATTACCAATCGCCAGTAAAAGTGATTACCCACCTTATGATAAGTGCCCTTGCGAACGTTGAATGATTCCGAGCGCACTTGGTCGTTAACAGCGAAATCATTATCTACAGAATCACCTTCCTGCTCTGCCAAGAAATAGCAACGATAAGCCTTCTGTGACACATTATTATATGTCACAGTAACCTCTTCTACCTTGTGAGCCACCACACCACCAGCAGGAGAGATAATCTCCTTGCCACCGATTGTAGATGTCTTCTTGACGACAAGCTCCTCGAAGATAGCCTTCATTCTCACCTCCAGGTAATCGGTGATGAGATGCGAGCGACCTTCTGTATCGGGAGTCCACGAGCCGCCGTTCTCATTGTTGAAGTTACCGACAAGCAGACCACTTACAAGCTTCTGCACCTTCTCCCAAGTGATTGTGCCCTTTGCTGTGTTATCCTGCAGCCTAGATATAAACTCCATCCTAGAACGTCTAGCAGAATAAACGTTACTATCTGATGCAGGCGTAGAATCATTCAGCCCAATTACATAGACACCACCATTACCGCTTCCTGTGCCGCCTATCTGCATTCCATTCACCTTGATGGAATCAACCTTGTCTTCCAACTTACCCAACCGGCTTGTTGCAGCCTTTTCTCCTACAGTGTACTGAGGGTGGTCGTATGGTATGTCCAAAGGTATCTCCATTCCGATGATACGAGAGTTTCGGTAGTGCTTGCCATCCGCGTCCACCTGCGCAAACATATCATTAATCAGCTTTACCTGCTCACCGAGAGGATGGTAATCGTATGTTCCATCATTGTAGAACTTGTCACCATCCATCGTGCAGGTGAAGTTTGAGTTGCTGATCATGGTCTTCTGATAGTACTGCTTCGCTCTATCGAACAGAGATAACTGAGCAGTAGGGATGAGGTCCGTATCTGTAATCTTGGTTGCGTCCCAGTTGAACAGGAAGAACCTATCACCTTCCTTCGGGCACATGACACTATCGGGAAGTGTTCTTCCGTAGGTGTCGTTAGCCACTATCTCGAAAAAGTTCTCCTTGTCGATAATCTTGAAACTAACATCGAACTCCATACCCATGAGAGCACCGCTAGTGAACTTGATACCAAGAGTGAGGTTGCTCTTTATCCAGCTAGCTTCAAAGTTTTCAGCGAAGGAGTCCGTTGAACCGACCTGCCAAAACGTCTGTGTAGTCTTAGTTCCATCATCGTTATCAACAGTGCTATCGTAGGTCTTGATTCTGCTGACCCTGCATTCAACCTTCGGGTATTCGTCCTCAAACATCACGACACCCTCGATAGCCTGCTTGTCGTTCTTCACGACATTCACGTTCTCCAGGTAGCCATCCTTGGCGTAGAAACCATCACTATCTACTTCCTTGTTAGGGAGCATGAGATAATCGGTAGCAATACCATCGGTGGTGACGTCCGCATCGGCACCAGTGAAATATCCTTTCGGAATATTTCTGTCTGAGCCGAATGCGTACAGTCTCGTAATATAAGTTGACTTAGATTCCGAATAGGACATAGACAGAACATTAACATCCTGTTCGAATGTTGTCTGTCCTTCCATTTCGCAATATCCAAGGTATATGATGGAACCATCTATCCACCACTCGCAGTTGAGTGCGTCTTCAGAACAGATGGCGTTGAGAGCATCGAGAATACTAATTGAGCCGTACTCGATCAAGAATCTCTTCTGAACATTGAAAGCCTTGTTGTTGTATGTAGTGTAGTCAACGGAGAAATCCTTGCCATTGTACGTAAGACCTAGCGCCTTTAGGTTGCCGAGTATAACGTTCATGTGTACGCCTACCGTTGTGGTAAGGTTGAAGGAGGTCTCGTTGGCTCCGTGCTGAGGGCGATACTTGCAAAGCTTATTCTTCCAAGACATATAGTAGGCATCCATCTGCATTTCGTAGTCATAGCCATCACTATCATTGTGCTTAGGGAAGTATGATGATGTAAGCTCAAAGTAGCCGAAGTCGGGAATCTCCACGGAGTCCCCAATCTCGAAATAGATAGGAGTAGCCGTAGTGAACTTCAAGATGATGTAGTGGTGGTCCATAAGCTGATATGACAGCTTAGAACCCTCGCCGAAGTCCTCTAATGTGAAGAATACCTTGTTATTTCTCTTAATCTGAATCATTAGCTTGTATATTTACTTGTTTCACCTCTGTCACTAGGGTCTGGCTCGTTGAGCTTTAGGCTGAACTTTGCCATTTCCCGAATGAACTGACTGAATTGAGTGCAGGAGAGATAGATGCACCGATACCACACATTAGGCTGAAATCGGGTGCGGATAACCAACTCCCCCTTGGCAAGAACCTCCTCGCAGAACCTAGCATAGTTCGTCATGAACGTATCTGAGTCCTTGGCGGTCATATTGAACGGCAGCGTTATCTCCCTCTCATCCAATCTAGGATTGTGCTTGATAACTGACTTTCCGTCCTTTGAACGATACTTGTTGCTGATGAACTCCTTGTTTGGTGCAGGGGTCATGAGCGTACTGAGGGCGGTTTCGTCTAGGAAGATGCCCCACGTAAGGTAGGCATCCTTGCCATTGATATAAAGTTGTCCATTAAGCATAACTATTTAATCATTAAATAACCTCGTAGGCTTCGCTGTGAGCCGCTTTTGCTATTGTTGAGTATAGTTGTAAGGGCTGACAAGCGAAAAGCCTATAGAGGTCAAATATCCTTTAATCTTCTGTTCATATCATCCAGCTTTGTTCCGAAGTCATTATAAGTGAGCTTTGAATACTTCACTATGTCTTCGAGGTAGCTGTTTGTCATAATCATCATATTTCTAATCTCCAATACCGCGCCATTGGTTGAGATTCCGAGTGTAACGATGCTCTCCATCTGTGATATGGTGGTAGTCATGTTCTGAGCGATGGACTCTCCTGCAATCTGCAGGGCGGTGAAGCGACCATTCAGCTCGTCTGCGGTATCTTGTCCCATGGATGCCCATCCTCCGCTTGTTGCGGTCTGTGATGAGGATGATGAACCTGTATAGCCTGTCACCTTTGCCCACTCGTCACGTCTCTTCAATCCTTCCTGGACTATATCATCGTAACGCTTGTTGAATGCTTCTATGTCAGTTTCGGTAAGCTTGCCATCGTTGTCCTTGATAGCCTTCGCCCAATCATCATAGAGCTTCTTCAAGTCTCCGTTGATAAGGTCTTCCATAGAGTAGGAGAGAAGAGCCTTTTGCATCATTTCAGCGAAATCGTCTGCAAAGTCCTGCGCTGACTTACTCATATCCATAAGGTCTGATACGAAGCTATCCTTCATACTGTCAAAGGAAATCTGTGTAAGGCTTTCCTTCAGCTTGTCTGATAACTCATCCAGCTTGCCCGCTTGGTCTATGTAGTCATTCAGCTTCTCTGTCAGACGCCCACCATAGTTACCCTTTCCAGTGTTCTCGATATGCTCCCAGATGGCAACGTTGCCACGGAGGAGCTTCATTTCCTCTGGGCTGAGGGAGAAGAGGTCGCCATTGAAATCTGATTTGACGTTCTTCTTGATCCAATCCATCTCGTCACTACCGAAGCCGCCCCAATAAGCGTTCCATGAGTGGTGCGAACCGTGATAGCTTGCCTGCGCCTTTGCGATGTCGAGGTAGTTTTTATTAGTCTCCTGCTGATTCTTATAGGCTTGCTCGTAGTATGAGGTTGCCTTGGAACCATAGGAGTTTTCCATTGCATCAGTCAAATCCTCGATGGATTGCTGCAAGAGGGTATTTCTGTCAGTCAGCCTTTCGATGGTATCATTGACCTTCTTGGCATTTCCATCTCCACCGAACAGACTATTGAAGCCACCGAATGAAAGCGTGTTGAGGATATGAGAAACGTTGTTCCCGATACTCTTCAATGGCTTCATAACGATGTTACCCGATAAAGCATCATCGAGGATGCCCGTTACTGCGCCAAAGACCGTGTCCATGAGGTTGCTTATGAGTGTTCCGAAGCCATCTTTCAGAATATCGAGGATGCCGAGTATTGCGGAGATTATTTCACCTGCCATACCGCTATCCCCTAAAGCTTCTGTCAGAACCTTGGCTGCGTTGCTGTCTTTACCGAGCAACCCTTGGATGCCCTTTGCAAGCGTGTTGGCAACGTCCTTCTGCATAGTGCCGCCGAAAAGCTTATCAAGTCCTAGAATGGAGTTTCCTATGCCTTTGAGTGACCCCGATGTAAGACCCTGCAAACCATTTTCAAGCTGCTGGAACTGAGAAACTGCCTTCTGTGCAGATGTCTGTAAGTCTGATGATGCCTTCTGAACTGATGAACCGAACTCCAAAACGTTGTTAGATGCGGTAGCAAGTACGCCCTGCGCTCTAGAGAGGTTTTCTTCAGCCTTGCTGATACTTGTCTTGTCACCGCTCTTCTTAGCCTTGGCGAGGTCTTCCTGCGCCTTGGTGACAGCTTTCGTGGCTTCAATCTCTCGCTCTTGTGCATCAATATAGCCCTGCATGGCTGACTGATAGGAGTTGATATCGTCAGAGACTTTCTTGAAGATGTCGCTATCCCAGATGGTGGCAGAGCCTTGTAGCTTGGAGATAAGTTCCTGTATAGTCTTCTGCTCATTAACATCTGTTGTACTCTTTGAAAGCTCTTGCAGCTTCTCAATGGTAGGCTCAAGTTGGTCCTTGAACATAGCTCCGAAGTCTCCGAAGATGCTTCCCCAATCGATGTTCTGTCTGATGGCATTTATCTCGATGGTCTGGAGGTCCTTCTTTCTCTGCTGCTGAAGAGAGAGCTTTTCGCCTTCCGTCTGAGCTTTGGCAATCTTCTCTTCATACTCCTCGGCAATGGCTTGTTTCTGCTGATAGAGAGAACCATACTCCTTCAAGTAGTCACGCATAGAGGTGAGGGCTTCCCTGTTGACCTCATCAAGCTTCTTGTTGTACTCTTGGGTAGCGAGGTCTCTAGCCTTATTGAGGGCATTGGACTGAGCAGAGGTGAGGGATGCCTTCTTGCCAGCTTCCTTGTTTTTCTTCTTGAACTCTGCTTCCTGCTTGTCAATCTCGGCTTTGCGCTTGGCATAGTCGTTCTTGATTTCAGCAAGCTTCTTCTCCGTGCCTTCCTGCATCTGAGATATATCGGTGTCGATATTTTCCTGCTGCAGCTGCTTCAAATCCTCATTCAGTTCTTCCTGGGCCTTCTTCCGGTCTTCTGCCTGCTTCTTGGCATCGGCGGCGGCTTTCTTTGCTTTGGCAGCGTTCTTCTTGGCATTGGCTTCTGCCTCTTCCTTTTCGCGACGCTTCTGCTTAGCATCGTCTTCTGCCTTGGTCTGCTTGGTGTTGGCTGCATTGGTATAATCCCATCCTCGCTGTGCGATATCGTTGGTTGACATCCATTTGCCATTGACTAGCGCACCAGACTTCTTGTTGTTTGCAAGGTCGCGTGCCAAAGCGGAAAAGTACTTACCTAAGCGTCCCAATTCCGGAATATTCATATTCTGCATCCACGATGGTATCTTGGCATCGAAATTGACGTGGAAGTTGATGTTGTTCTCGGAATAGTTCTGCATAAACTCCTTGACACGGTTGTAGAGAACGTGTACATCCTCGCCGGCACCCTGGAGCTGCTTCTGCAAAGCATTTATCCTGTTCTTGGTAGAGGTGGCCTTGTTTCCGAAATCCTCGGTAGCATCTGCCGCCCTGTTAACATTGTCGGTTTCCTCGGCATGTATCTTCTTGGCAGAACGTAACTCATACAGATAGCCTGCTAATGCTTCTCTCGCATCTTTTGTTTTGCTGTCCGTAATCCCAAAAGATTTAGCAAGTCCTACCGTCTTATCTACCATCGTCCCTATTACTTGGTTGTATTGACGCATATAGGATTGGTATTCCTTGGAATGCTCATTCAAGCCAGCCATCTTCTGTGCTAAGTCGTCAAGCTGCTTGATAACCGAGTCAGATACGATGTTCTGTATGCCGACTGCAATACCGCTGCTAGAGGTTCCATAATCCTTCAACTTACCCAAAAGGGCTTGCTGAGCGCTATCCACACGGTTGTTGTAGTCTTCGTTAGCCTTGGAGATTGCATTGGCTCTGTTGCGCTCTGTAGTCTCCAGCTTAATTTGCTCGATGAGTTCATTGGATTTATCTATCTCCTGCTGCTTAACATCCACAAGGTTGCTCTCGTCTTCCTTGATCTTGTCAATAGCAATCCCGTAATTGCCATAGATGTTTGACAGCTCCTTGATGGTGTCCTTGTAAACCTTGGAGCCTTCCTTTGCAGTCTTCAGAATGGAGACTAGCGACTCGACCTTGCTTGATGCTTCATTTGCACTCTCAGTAAACTTAGAGGTCTTTGTTGCTGCATCCTCAGCGCTATTGCCGAATAGATTAAACATCGTGACTCCAGCTGCTACTGCACCAAGAACCAGACCGAGAACATTTGAAGAAGAGACCAAATTGAACAGAGCCATGGCATCCTTGGCGGTTGTGATAGACTTCGCTAAAGACAAGAATGCTTTCGCACTCTCCCAAGCCACCTGTGCCTTAGATATTGCTATCATCGCTATCACCGCAGCCTTGTATGCACCATACGCTGCAACGACAGTCATAAGCACCTTGCCTACCGTCTCCCAATTCTCAACGAGGGTGGAAACGACTCCCAATCCGGTATTGATGACACCCTCCTGGGATTTACCCAGCTCGTTGAACATCTGCTCAATGGCATCCTCAATGTTGCTTATCTGACCGGTAATAGTCTTGGACTGAGCTTCCATCAAGCCACCGAACTTACTACCCTCGGCGGTCATACTCTGCATTGCCTGGATGAAGATGTCGCTGGTAACCTTGCCTGCCTTGATTTGCTTCTGGACCTCACCGATGGCATTGTTCAAGTCCAACCCCATAACCTTAGCCAATTCGTCTGCGATAGGAATACCTCGGTTGAGGAACTGATACAAATCCATTGTGTCCATCTTACCCTTGGCGATGGTGGTGCCGTAAAGCATCACGAGGTCTTTAAGGTTCAGACCCATACCTGCCGCCACGTCTCCCAATCCGATAAGCGTCTTATTGACATCCTCGGCTGCTACGTTGAACGCAAGGAGCTGCTTGGCTCCCTCTGTAACGTCTTCGACCCCGAAAGGTGTGACGGCTGCCGTGCGGATCAACTGCTTCATGAGAGCATCAGCTTTCTCCTCAGATTGCAACATCGTCTTGAATGCCATTTCTGTCTGCTGGAACTGACCGCGGACCTGCATCATCTGATTAACGAACTTGCCAATGCTCCAACCGCCAATGGCAATGTTCATACTGTTCTGTATATTCGAGATTACATCGTCAATAGACTTTCCGTCCTTCTCAACCCTCTCAGCAGTCTGATGAACTGCGTTCTGAATGTCCCGAAAACCGGAAACGACCTTGGATGTCTCGACTATTGTATCGAATTTAATGCTTGGCATAATGTTCTATTTTTCCTTGAATTTATACTCTGTTATAAAGAATCCCCGGGGAAATACCAAATACGAGTGTTCGATATGGGAACTCTACGTGCGTGCGCAGGAAGACTTCGGTTAAATCTCGGTCTCGGACTCTATCACCGCCTTCATGACCGCCTCCTTGTTGTTGCCATCGATGACCTCTTCCCCTGCTGCCGGTATATGGGCTTTCTTCCTCTCCTCGTCAGACAAATAGATTGAAGTAATCTTGTCTTTGAGCATGAGAGTCAGGTTGTTATACGATATTCCCCATACCACGTAATCGAAAGTCCATCCGTATCTTTCGCAAGCAGCGTCTATTAGAGTTCCCCATATTGTCTTGCCTCCGAAGATAAAGCTATTCTCCGACTTCTTTGCTGCGTTGACTTTTGCCATACGCTTCGCTTCTTCTTCCATTCCTGTCTCTTTGGCTATTGTCTGGTATGAGTTAGCCTTAAGGATGATGATGAGAAGAGTGGCTATATCCTCGTTGGAACATTCTTTGAAGATTAGCTCCGTCTGCTTGCTTACGCATTTGGAGTCTAGTATTTCATTCTTTGTGCTGAGTGAGTGATATGCAATCAATCTGCAGCATGTCTCCCTTTTGGTGTTTGCAACTCGCAATGCTTCCAAGAATGGATCAGCTTGAAGTAACTCTTTGTCTAGCTCCAAGCTATCTACTAACTGCGACGTTAGGTACATCATGCCCAGTGTAGTAGGGTAGATGTTAACGTGAGCGTGCTCAGTATCAAAGCCTATCGGCATATCTGTGAGCGTATTCGATATAATGATTCCTAACTCTTCCATATCACTCGAATTTAAATTGTTGGCACCCAAGGCAGGACTCGAACCTGCGTCTTTCAACCAGCTTTTGAAGACCCTGGATTTTTTTGCATGCGACGGACTATTTGGTCTCGCTCTCCCAACTGAGCTACTTGGGTAAGTTGCCGGCTGATAACCCTCAGTCGGCAGAAGGGGATATTAGAATATGCCTATGTCTCTGCGTAGGTTTCCGTGATTTCAGCAGGAGGGGTATCACCATCCTGTGGTTTCTTGAAAGTCAAGGCATACTTTTCACCTGTTCCCTTTGTGGCAGTAATGACACGCCAACGGTAAGCACAATATACGTCCTCACCCTTCGAGTTGACAGTCTTAGCCACTGCGTCACCCTCTGGAATGAGAGCTGAGTGAGTGTACGTGATAAGAGCACCGCTCTCAGTTGTATAGGCCTCTTCTGCACCGATAGTAGTGTTACCCATGTAAACGCCAGGAAGCTCGGCGTCTTCCGGTTGGATAGCCAAACGGAAGTTACCCTCTACGGTACCGTCGATGGTCTTGAATGGCTGCGACTGGTTCTTCTTGATGAAGAGCTGATATGCAGCCTCGTAGGTGGACTTCTTTGTCTTGCGGTCAACAATTCCGCCACCTTCCTCAACCTGGGTCATTGTATCGCCCTTCGTTGGAGTAACAGTAGTAGTGCCGTCCTTCGGTGTAGGAAGCTTATCCCATTCATTCTTAGTAGCACCTACCTTCTGAACGAAGATAGAACATTTGCCCCATGATGTTACTGACATAATTTAATCGTTTATGAGTTTATATTCAACTTGATTATTTATTACATGTTCTCCCGTGCTTGTTGCATATACCCTCTGCTCAATCGCGTGGGCAGCATATTCGCTCGTTCTGAACGTTTCCAAGAGATTCCAAGCCAGTTTGCAGATTTCGTCAACTCTGATAGTGTTCTCCTCGAACTGCCCATCTACGTCCTGGTCTTGTATATATATATTTACATTTATAATTGCCGTTTGAAGCTGCGTTCCCTCATTAGCCAAGATGGAGATAACGACATCTTCCTTATGAGAATTATGCGGTCTCATCGTCTTTGACAGCTTGCCATTGACGTTGTTCATGAAACCGCTTTCATTGATGTACCGGTAAACATCTGTCTTAATTGCTCCGTCTGATTTCATATCTTCCACTTGTTTATTTCATTAACTGCTGAGTCTATTGCTGTCTTCACACGCTGCTCTACAATGGATGTGGCCCATATCTTCGTTGATGCGAGGACATCCTTGCTTTCCAAGGCTTCCACCTCTCCTGCATATTCCATTCCGGCAACGACAACCAAAGCATAAACCCTGGAATATTCCTTTGCAAGGTCATTGATCATCTTCTTGCCCTTTGCAGAGCCGTCTGTGCCACTGAGAACCTGCGAAAAGGCTGATTCCATATATTTACTTCCCTGCTCGTACACGGCGAAGCCTATAGAACTTCTTAGGTTGCCCGTATGGTCTATCCAGCTTTCCTTGGCAGACCTGTTACGGATTCTAACCACAGATTCGTCTCCTAGCTTGCTCAATGCCTTAAGCACATTCTCCTGTATCTTCCTTGCGGCTCTCTGTAGGAAGGCATCGAGAGCGGAAGCGCTGGTTGTCATTTTTATGCCCATATCTTACACTGGAGTTGATAACGATGAAATCCCTTGACCTTGATAATTACCTCCTCAGCCCCTAAAATTTCTAGCTTGATAAAATCCCCATAAGAGAACTTTTCAATTCCTACTGGCAAATTATGCACTTCGTAGGAGTAGTAATCAATAGAACCGTCAGATGTAACTAGCTTGTTGGCCTCGCCAGCAGGAACTACATCACAAGTGCAGCAGAACTTCCACTCGGTCTTGCCTTGGTGATAATTTCCATCATCATCTGTATAGCCAGCTACCTTCTGCTGCCGGTATAGCTTTGAGGCATGAAAGCTCAATAGACTCATCAGCAATTAATGTAAACTGTCGGCTTTGGAGTAAGTGAAACCTCCTCCTCGCCGATAGAGTTATATAAACGATTGACTTGAACTAATATAGCCTTTCGCTGATCTTCCGAGAGGGAACCTATTGATTTGTCCGCTTCGGAGAAGCTAACGGCTTGTATGAGAGAAAGCAGACAGTCGGCAAGCGTTCCTTTGTAGGCGTCACTTCTGGCAACGTCACCAGTGAACTCTGATTCGATATCGAGGTCACGCTTTATGCAGGCGTTTTCCACGAAACCATAGGAGATAGGGATGTGTACCTCATCCACCAAAGCTTGTCCGACCGTCTTCATGATTACTCCTCAGCTTTAGCTGCGTTATCCTTGAACTCCTTCTTCTTTGTAGGAGGCAGCTCATTGTAGGCATCAATAACCTCCTTGTCGCTGGCGTCACTAGGAAGTGTAGCACCAAGAGCGTTGAGAGTTGTGATAGCCTCCGGCTTCTTGTAGGTCACATCAGAGATTGTTACCTTAGCGTCCTCTGTATCTGCTTTCTCCTTTTCGGTATCAACAGAAACGTCTGGGTCTGCCAGCTTAGTATCAATCTGATAGATTGTGTCAACGTCCTCGATGACAGGCAAGCAGTATGCCTGCACCGCAGTTGTCTCACGCAATGGATCAGTTGTTGAATACTGAGAGATAAGCTTGTAATCAATCTGCTGATAGGTTACACCTGCCACTCTGTTTGTTGCCTCTGCTACCTGACCGTAAACGAGGGCACCAATCATCTGTGAGCAGACACCGATAATCATATCGTTGTTCCAAGGCTTAACGCTCTTCTTCACACCATCATGCTCCAAGCGGACAGTACGGTTGATGATGCGGAATGATACACCGGTCTCGTCCAAGAATGCCTCCTGGAATACGCTGGCAGTAGGAACCGGCAGCTTTGTGTTGGAGTCATAAGTCTGGCCCTTGTAGTTGGCAACAAGCTCGCGGGCATCCTGTGCCTTCTTCAGTTCGTCAAACTTAGCCTTACCAATCCAGAAGATCAAGATGGTGTTGCCATCATTCGATGCTCGCTCGATACATTCCTTCAAGTCTGCAACTGTAACACCAGTATCAACATTGTTGATGCCGAGCTGATTTTCTGGCAAGTACTGATACTTGATACGGAGCAACTCCTTTGGATTATCGTCGTCACGAACAGCTACGTAGCCGTTAGAAAGACCATACAGAAGGGCGTACTCATTACGCTCATCAACACCGACATTACAAGCTACCGGGTCCTGCGCCAACTTACGACGAATCTCTGCTGTCTGACCGCCCTGGGCTTCCATAAGTCGGAGGGAAAGAATATCCGACTCCTTCAAGAACTTCTTCATACCAACCTTTGGCAGTTTGCCGTTGGCGGTTGAAATCTTGTCACGAGACTTCAAAGGAACCGGAGAATCCACTGCCACGTAGTCAGCAGCTACGTAAGAGGTATCAACCGTGTCGGCTTCCCATTTGTTGTCGGTAGAATAAACGCGGCGGAGAATGGATGTATCCTTGTGGAGATACGTCATCTCGTTCTTGCGCTTACCGTTAATCTTCTCAATCAATGTCTTCAGGATTGGGAAGAAACTCAAGATATACTTAAGAAATAAAGAACTCTGTTGCATAAATCACCTCCTTAACCGATTGCATCGTGTCCCCACTGAAGAGTAGGAACGACTGTTTTCAAAGCTGCCTTGATTGTATCGACAGGATAAGGGACAGCCTTATCATTAGCCTCACCTGCCGTCATAACACCTACATGAGGGGTATCTACAGGAGCAGTTGTCATGCAGACACCTACATACTCGTGATTTTCCGGCAATGAAGCATAAGCCTCACCTGTTACCGGCATAGGCTTGTACTCGCCAGACTTGGTATCACGAATGATAATGTGTCCGCACTGGATGAAATCTCCAGAGAAACCTGTCATGTCAAGAATGACACCACCCATGATGCCATTCACGTAATTTCTGATGATTACAGACTCCTTGCCTGAATCAAACGTTTTTGTCTTGCTTACGCCATACATAACTTTTAAAATTTAAAGATTACATAGTTTCGGCAAGCTCATCAATCTCATTGTCCTTGATAACCTCAACCTCTTCCTTCTTAGGCTTTCTCTGAGCCGCAGGAGCACCAAGTTTTCCGAGACCTTCGTTAGCACGCTCTTGATCGATAGCTGCCAAGTCCTCCACAACACCATCATAGAAATCGTCGAACTCAGATTCGTTCTCGAACTTCATCTTGTCGAAATTCTTCAAGACAGTCTTTCCGAACGTACCTTTGTCCTTAAGGAGCGCCTTCAGCTTAGAACGGCGGCCATCATTCTCACGCTCTGACTTCAAACCGAGGATTTCGGTCTGCAAGGCTTTGTTCTGAGTAATGAGTGCCTGCGCCCATGCTGGGACCTGCTCTTCTTTCTCTTTCTTCTGTTTGCGGATTGGTTTCTTGTTGCCGGCAGGGTCATCATCATCGTCATCGACCTCGTCGTCATCCAAGTCTTGACTATCCTTAAAGCTCTGGATAGTACGCTGCGCGGTCTTTTGCGCAATCTTAAGATAAGGAAGAACCGCATTGACCTGCTTTTCAATCTCTGCGTTTACATCCTCGTCTGAGGCTTCTTCATCGAGTTCTAAGTTATTGGCAACATCGGCAGCAATACCCTCTAACTCCTCTCTACTGAACCCCAACGCCTTTGATTTGGGTTTCAGAATAACTAAAACTTGCTTCGTTCTTTTTTTCATTCTAACTAAATATTTAATTGAACAATAAATTCAAGAAATATCCCAGTACGAAGCGATAGCAATAAGTAATGCTGCAAAATTATAAAAAAAGTATTTAATCACCAAATATATTGCAAGGAAATATACTTAATGATTAAATACTTTATGGTTACATATAAATATTAATCTGGATAATTGAGCTTATCCGGTCCAGCTGTGGATAGATATACGGAGAACATATCACATAGCTCTTTTGCTCCTTTTAAGTCGTTGAGCTTGTAATTACCGCATTCCACTTCCGATGCACCTGGAATCGTCTTTGATAGCGAACACGCTTTAAAAGCTTCCACTATCATTTCCTTTATGAGATTTGAAGTCCACGTACCTTTAAGGATAAGATAGAAACCTGTAAGACAACCCATCGGTCCAAAATACAGAACGGAATTGCTAAGAGGACTATCATTGCGTAGGTAGTCTGCAATCAAATGCTCTATTGTGTGTGCGACAGCAGGTGACATCATATCTTTGTTTGGCTTGCACACGCGAATATCGAATGTGGTAGCAGTCTCCATGCCCCATTTATCTACTCTCGAAACATAAAGACCTGGCTTCAGTTTCGTATGATCAACTTTAAAACTTGGTATCATTCTCTAATAATTTACAAACAACACTAAATGCCTTTTCGGCAAGACTATCCCAAAAACCTGCATACTGCTCGGTCTGGTTCGGCTCCAGAGGATTATCGCTAATAACTCGAATGGACGTAAAACCAATACCCTTCTTGTAGCATACCTGCGCGAGGGCAGCAGACTCCATGTCAATAGCACATACGTTATAAGAATTAGGAAGAAACTCCTTAATTGCCAATACCTGCTCTCTCGTAGTGACAAACTTATCTCCCGTAGCTATGGTTCCTAATCGAAATCTTTCATCCATATCAATCCAGGAGAAATCAGAGGGAAAGACTGCCGGCATACCTTGAACTTGTCCATTGGCATTCGGTTCGCCGCAATATACATCGTGGTAACAGTATGAATTGCCAATCACGACATTACCAGGTTTCAATCCTGCAACAGCAGCACCGGCGCATCCTACCGAGATAACTCTTGTAACAACGTCATTTGCGACAGAAGAGAGAAAATCGGTTAAACCGATAGCAGCATTTACCTTTCCTATTCCCGTCTTAAACAACACTGTGTTTTGCATATCCGACTTCATAAGCCATTCTCTGATAAGGTTGTATTCCTTATCCATAGCGGTAACTATGACAATCATTGCGCACCTCCTTTCGTTAGCTTAAGCTTCTTGCAACGGTTGTAAATAGCGTTCTCATCCACTCCAATCTTGGTAGCAATGGCTTTTACCGGGTACTTGCCATACATTCTGCGAATGATGAAATCCTCGTCAGCAGTAAACACGTGGCTCTTGCTGATACCCATTTCCTTCATCTTTCGATGGATGGCCCAATAATTACGATTGAGCTGCTTTGCAATCTCCGTTGTCGTCATCACCAAAGCGTTAACCTTGATGAACTCAATCTCTTCTGCACTAAAATGTTTTCCTCTACTCATTATTTAATATTTGGGTTCGTTAAGCCGCCCAAGGCTTTCTTTCTCTTTCTGTTATATCTTCTGTTTGCAGCAATCCTTTCAGCGTTCTCTTTACGATAGACTTCCATTCTTGCTAATAAATGTTCCTTATGCTCCTGGTAGTACATTTTATGGTATTCCCGGATATCTTCCTCACTTCTCGCCATGAACCTTGTCTTTTATAAGTTCGTACAGTGATGGGCTGAGTGTGCTCCATTGGTCATTCTCGTCTTTCACGAGATAGAATCCATCAGGGACATAGAACTCTCGATTTTTCAACCTAACTATCAACGTCTGCTTCGTGCGGTCTCCGCTGATAGTCTTTACTAACTCTGAAACGTCCGGGCATTCCCATAATTCTTGAATGCTCTCGGAAGATACTTTAATTGCTACCATATCATTTCTATTTAATGTTTTTTACCAATCTAAGTATACAACACCCATCCCATGACAAATACCGCACGTCTTGTTTCCTTCTCCATTACATTCTGGACAACAATGCCGATGTTTAACTATAGGCGCAGGAGGTATCAACATACGAATAAGAGCCATCCTTAAATCTGCATCATGACAATTCTTGATGGCATCTAGTATTTCTTGTTCCGTTAGAATAAACATATCCCTTAAACTTAATTTATGAATATTTACCAATTCCAAATGTCAGCGTATCTTTCATCTGGTGGTGTTTTAATCTTTGGAAATATAGGAGTATTGCTGATAACATGATGGTCGCAACTTCCTGTACTTCCACTAGTAAGTGGCTCTCCGTTACAGACTAATCTATATTTACATTCATTACATTGTATGTAATTCATATCACTTGAATTTAATGATAAAAAACTCTGTATCAAGCCATTTATCGGGGCATAAGCCTTTCTTAGGCTTTCCGATGGTGATACTTTCAATCTCCTTCTCTACCTTTGGGCTATCGTCATAGTAGCCGTTCTTGAAGAGAACGTGAGTGAATGGTACGAACTTCATTGTACCATTATTCAGTTTCTCCTTGATAGTATTGATGTCTATAAGCATCTCAAATGTCTTGCCGATATGGAGCTTATCGTACTTATCGAAATCTTTGAATCCCTCATCCTTGATAAGGAGAAGGCGACTCATCCAAAAGTCTTTAATTACCCGATACTCTTCATTCTTTTCGCCCGACACTATCATATCGAACCATTCCTTGCTGACTGCGAGGGTAAGAACCTTCTTCTTGGCTTCGGACAAATACTTATCCATTACCTTAGTTAATCTTTCCATATACCAATCTTAATCATTTTAGATGAACAATAAAGTTTTTTGGCTTAAACTCGATAAAGCCATTATCCTTTTTCGTTTGAGTAGTCTCAATACTGAAACCTGCGCAATCCATAACGAGAACTCTTATTTGAGAACCAACCCGACATGAAATCTGAACGTAATCAACTTTTCTAAAGAAATGATCGATAGAACGACCATATTGTATATGAAGCTCACCATTTCTGCCATCTTTGCTTTCAAATCGGTTGATTTCTAGTCTATAAGGGTGACCTTTTACTTTTACACCCACAATAAGAGTATGACACCAACGAGGAATGCAAGGTAAACGTACTATTTTTACCTTACCTTGTTTGATTTCATCAAACTCCTTCTCGCCAATAGTAACATTTAAATATGTAAACATACGCTACTTCTTTTTCCAATATTTACCAATTAAATAACCAATAACTCCACCCATAAAAGCTATATATAGAATAGCTAGGGTAAGTATAACATAAAATCCAAGCATAACTATTCTTCTTTAAAATACGACTTTATTTTATTCCAAATTTCCTTTGGTGAATAATGAAACATGACGTATATAGCGACAATTCCCAAGGCTATTAAGAAAGCTGTCTCTATATCAAATCCTTCTCCTATCGGGCGTATTATATGATATGAGCCATCACTTCCATAAGATATATAACTGTCATTCATAACTATTCTTATTTAAGTTCTACTGGCTCATCCTCCGAAGTAAGTTTTCTCCCGATGAGCTTCTTAATGCTGCCTTTTGGAAGATGAAACATAGATTCACCAATCCAATAGTCTCCTACTCTAAATGGTTCTGTTCGTGAGATTAATTCCTCACCGATTTTATCTACTGCAACCCATGCCATAACTATTCCTCCAATTTATCAATAGGTTTCCAATGAGTGATACGAGCCATTCTCCCTTCCCATAAGATGATGAAGTCATTACCATCTTTTGGGAAGGTAATGCTTTCCACTCTTCTGTTTTTGAAAACATTATCAGGAGCCATCTTGCTTGTTACAAAGACTTCTTCTCCGTAAGGTGGCAACCCATCCTCAACAGATACCCAGTCTGACTTTCCTAACTCTATCAAAGCATCATGCAATAAGCTATTCGCTTTTCTTAAAGGAGCATTATGCTTATCGTTTCCAAACTCCAAGCTATCAACATTATTGCTGATAACTTCTTGGATCAGCTCTTTAACTTTCTTCTTATCCATAGTTGTCACAAATTAAAATATTCACGTATCTGCTCACCTGTCATGCGATATACCTCAGATATTCGGCAGTCTCTAATTGGGCTATCCCATACACCTATATGTTCATCTTTACAACTACCATCAGCAACACGCTCTACGGCTTCTTCTTGTCCAGTTGCAAAGTCAACGCTTAAAAGCCGCTTTTCTTCATCACTAAGTCCTTTTTCATCCAAAGCTATATTCAGAGCAATTTGCAACTCGTCATGAGCCTTGTCTGAATAACCAATAGCCTTATCTAGATGAAGTTTGATTGATTTCTCTTTCTTATCCATACTTCCATATTCTCTTCTTTTTACCCTCTCGATGATGTTATCAAAATAATAACGGATTGGAGTCTTTATGAGCCTTTCACTCATTAACGTTCTTCGATGTGTACTAAATGCTTGATACCTTTTCCACATAAGAGTGCTCTGAGGTGAATTGTCAAGCGGTAATTGATATTTTACGGCTACACCTAATGCCAACCAATCTAATTCGAGCACGGCTTTTTCATTATTATCTTAATTTCACCAAGGAGAGGGTAGTTAGTTACTTAGATGGCTCAGTATATGATACTGGCTCCCATACATCGTAAGCTGTCAGTAAAACTGGAGCGATAACAGATGGGGCAAAGATGATAGATGCTACAACATCTGGAGCATTCAACTCGTAGTTAACACCTTCTACTTTGTTTTCCTTACTAGCCCAGCCATAAGGCTTTGCTGTAATCGTAGAGCCATCTTTCTTTTTAAAAGTCTTCTCGCTAGAACAAGAAGCGAACAAACTTGCAACGACTAAGGCTGCAAAAATAATCTTTTTCATATTACTTCTATATTATATCCTTTGCGGATGGTTAGTTACTAAAGTTCATCAAACTCTTTCTGCAATCTCTGTTTTGTTTCATTCAGAAGCTGCTTGAATTTAGTTTTAAACTCTTCGTCACATTCTGATAATCCATAAATACTGTGAGCAATGTTTGTCGAATGAGAAGACATATTCAAAAGCTCATCTACTTTAGGAATCAAACTCTTGGCTAAGATATTTGCTCTTTCTAATTTGTCTATATTCATATTACTATTTGTTTATATCCTTTGCAGGATGGTTAATTACTCAACTACTACTGACTTCCAGTCTGGATAGCCGCCCAAGTCCTTTTCTTGTCCACAATTCATTTCAAGCCAGTCTTGCAGACAATCTTTAACTACTTCTCTGTCCTCTGAATCATCATTAGATTCAATGACAACCGTAAACTTATGTTTCATATTACTTCTATTTATGCCCGAAGGCGGTTAAACACTATTTTCCTTGATGTATAAACTGGCTTAAATCCACCTCATTGTGAATAAGGACGTTTACAGACTTTAAACCATCTATGAGAAGTTCCAACTGTTCTTTGTTGATAAAGAACAATTTTCTTGCTATCTTCCCATCTTCGTAAGCACCAAGAAGAACTCTATCGTCTTCAACTTCTATGTTTATAAATGGTTTATTCTTTGACGTTATATCCAAGCTATATTTGCTCATACCTACACCTCCATTTCTGAGTTAAGTCCTAGACCGAAGAGAAGATGTTGAAGTTGATGAACATACTTAATGTATGCAATTTGTGTACATACATGGTTGTCAGTAAACGGATATACATCAAACTCATCACCGATACCTTTTTCTATGTAGATAGGAAAATATCCATATTCTTCAATATCGGGTTTTGTATATACCCAATGACTATTCTCTATTCCTCTGCTCATCACTTCTTTCTTCCATTCATTCTTTTCTAGAATCTCTGGAGTAAGAGGAATCGGATATAATTCCCCAATATAATCATATAGCTTTCCATCCATATCTTCTAATGATAAGGCATTTTGTGTAGAGCAAACATATACTTTTACATACTTTTTTATTATGGTTTTTGGTATATAGTGAAAAGCCAAATCACCTGGTATATATTCTAATTTATTCATACGATTATTCTTTAAGTTTATTAAACTTATCCTTGTAAGGACAATCATCGGCTACAGATTCTATATTGTAGCTTTCCCCTTGCAACTTACAAGATATACAATCACCATATCCGAAGCTCCATACAATAAAGTGTGGGCATTGGATTTCCTTACATATTTTTTCTATCTCATTCATACACTTTACTTTACTTCTTTAAAGATTACCTCCTTGCCATCAGAGCGATATTTTGGAACACACTCCAATCCAAGTGATGTTGCACCACAATAGCCATCTACTCCTTCAAAGAAACAGCCTTTGCAACCTTTTTGCTCAACAACTTCAAGAGTAATGGTTACTCTTTCTCCAACTTTAAGCTCTACCATATTTAATTTCCTCCTAATTCAATATAAACTTTTTCCAACACTTCTAACGGATAGTCATTCAGATTGAGATTATGTATTCTATGAATGATAATTCGCTTACGGTATTCTAGTTCTATTGCCTTTATCTGCTCCTCATCTTTAGGGATTTCAATTCTACGAGAGAAGATATAAGATTCTCTAGATGCATATCCGTCAGACTTTCGGTATCTAATATTGTTCACAACGACCAAAGTTTTTGTTACTCTTTCAACAATAGCAATTCTTCTGTTGTCGTATTTGTCGTAAGCAATAACCTCATCACCAACAACCAAGTCTTTAAGCACTTTCATTGCTTACCTCCTTTGATAATTAAGTCAAACAATACATCTGCGTATATCCAACCTGTCAAACAGAACTTCTTAACTTCTACTTCCCACATTTCTTGATATGTGTTGCAACCAGTATTGTACATCATATCGTCCATATTATAGAGCTTTCTATAATCGTATACTTTTGAGAATGCAAAAATTCTTCCGTTGTCATTTCGAGGAACTTCGCTAGCAGGGTGAAGCAATCCCTTTAAAGCTCGATTATATCCACGTCTAAATCCATACTCAAAGAAACATTTATCATTATCAGATAATCTATCGTAGTATTCTTTATCGTCAAATCGTGCAACTTCTTCTATATTCTTATCTATCATATTTTTAAGTTTTATAATGACCTCAACGACCAGTATTGTGCTGGGGCTAAGAAGGTATATGGGCATAAAGCCTTAACTTACTTTCGCTCATTCTGTGTCGTGGAAGTTGTATTATTCAAAATTATCTGTCGTACCTAAAAGATGCTCATTGCCTTCATAAGGAATGCAGTATATCCAATAGCATTCTCCAAGACAATAATACATATTATCTCTAACTTGATAGCTGAATATATTTGCAGACCATTGGTCTTCTTTATCATTTCTAACAAGTACCTTGTCAAATGGCTTGAGTTCAACCTTTGGCTTCGAGTCCACAATCTGTTTCTTCTCAGCATCCCAAGCCTTGCCTTTATTTGCAAGAGCGTCAAAGAGCTGATGTTTCTCTTCATCTGTAGCAAATCTATACCCTTCAGCTGATACACGATTATCGTCAAACAATAATCCAAACGTTTCATCTATAGAAACATAGAAATAAAGGGTATGCTTATAAATCTTTCGGCATATTGCAACTGATTCTCCATATACCACTATATCTCCATCCTTGAACTCTGGCTGAGGTTTCTCTACTTTCAAGGTCTCACGATTAAGTTTGCCACCAAAACGTTCCTCGATGGCGTTGATGTAGGTCTGAGCAGCATCCTTATCTTCGAGAGTGTAATCACTCGTTGCAATACCATCTTCATCCGCAAGATACATGGTATTACCATCAGAAAGGATTTCAAATCCGTGCTTTGCCTTAAATAAGGCATAGGTACCATCTGTGAATCCGTTAAAGAAGACTTCTTTCTTACCATCATTGCTGATAAGGACATCGCCCTTCTTCCAAGTGAACTTGCTCCAATCACGCATTTCTTTTGATGGGAACAATAGAGGTTCTGCTTCTGCATGATCAAAGTACTTGCCATTATTATAGAAAGAAGATGATTCAGCATGGTGATTTACTACTATTATAGTATCTTCGCTGCATATGCTTGAAGTATATACATCTCCAAATAAGGGAGACCACAACTTCGTATTTACTGGCTTACCATTTAAGATTTTCGCTAAATTAATATTCTTTTCCATATCATTAATTTCTCATTATGTGACACTTAATAACCTTATGAACCATATCTGGCTGCGATTCATTAAAACTCTTAATAAACTGACGCTCCATTTCCTTTGGGAAAATGGGTTTCGTCGGCTTCGGCATAGTGAGGACGGCTTGAATCTTTGCCCCCCCATCCAAGGTAAGCAGACATCTGCGAGTAATCATTTGTCCAAACATCATAGCCTTACCCTTTCACATAGTTGATTACGTGCTCCTGGGCTTGCTCATGCAAGTTGTCAAAAGCGTCTTCTATAACTTTGGCTACTTGGTCGCCATTAAGGTTCTCCAGCATTTCGCCCACTACCTCTACCTGTTGATTTATTGGAAGAGAACAGAACTCTTCAACAAGGAAGCTTTTCTGATAATTGTAAGACATATCGTGAAATAAGTCTGATAAATCTACGTTTGCTTTATATACTGACATAATCTTAATCGAAAATATGATGGTTCAACTTTCTCTTTCTGAGGTTTCTCTTAATCACTTCCATATCCTTGTGGTCGTTAGTGTGGTCCGCAAGAAGTTTGATGATTTCATAGATGTCATTTGCGTTATCCTCCAGGTTATCGCAAATGTTCTCGTCACCAAAGAAACTCTTGTTAAAGGGTTTCAGATGGAAGTAGTACTTCTTAGCTGCATCCTGCATCTGATTATAGTGCATCTTCTGCTCTTGCTTGTACTGAACATTTAACAACTTGAACATAGACTGCTCATCCTTGATGAGCTGATCCAATACATCAGTTACCATTGCAATCAAGCAGCCATTGACCTGCAGGCGTTGAATAATCTTTTCCTGCTTTAAGCCAGATGTTACACCCAGCTCTGAGAGTGTAACCTTCAAATCGTTTACTGTAACTTTCTCTTTTCCCATTGTCTTACTTTTAATTGTCAAACCATAAACCTGCATATCTCCATTCCCAGTAAAGGCAAGTGTCATTAGGCTTCTTGCCTTCACTATAGCATATCTCGGAAGCTATGCAATTACTACATATATGCTTCATAATCATGGAAGTTTAGATACCATATAATCAATCTCCTTATCCGTAAGGTCCAGATTGTTCTTACGTTTGAACTTGATGATAGCATCAATTCCGACCTCACCTTCAACCAACTGGTAGATGGCATCCTCATCAAATCCCTTGTCGAGAACCTTGATAAGCTCCATTCCCAAGTCATGGATTTTCTGCTGAAACTCCTTTTTGAGGTCTGCGTTAATTCGCTCTAAAGTTTCTGCTTTTTGACTGAATCCGCATCCGCCCTCAATGGCGAAGTCGTTACTGATGTTCTGACACATCTGATCAATGTCCTTGCTTCCGAAGAACTGAGCGAAATAGGTATCGCCCTTCAAGGACTGTAGAATATCGATTTCTTCTTGCTTTGTCATAACTAATCCTCCTGGTCTAATTTATCATATTCTTTACGCAACTCAATAATTTTATTTGTGAAGTAAACCATAACCTCTTTCAAGAGGGAAAGCATATCTTTATGGTTAAAAATGTCGCCAACTGCCGTGTAGTACTTAAGGTTGTCGTTTGCATCCAGAAGGTCAAAGCTTCCGCAGCATGCCACATTGGTATTGAAAGACTCTTCCTGGAGGTTGCCAACTTTAGCCTGGTAACGAATCACCAAGTCTCTGTCTCTTTCGACTCCTTTCAAGTTCAAGTGGACGATAAGTGACTTATAGCCTAAGTCTATACCCTCTACCTCCCAATCAGGGCAAACAGAAATAATGTCCTTTATCTTCTTGGTGGCTGACTCAAACATATTCTCGATGTTCTTTCTAACCTCTGCCTTCTTTGTTTCAACTGAATTGTTCATAATCTTTATAATTTTAATTGGTTCAACTTATAAGGTAGGCTCTGAATAATCAAAAGTACTACCTTTTATCTATATGCAAAGGTACGAAAATTTTCTGATATATGCAAATTTACCAACGACTTTTTTAGTTAAAAATACTAAATACGTTAGATATATGCGAATATATCTGTAAATTTGCCAAATCAAAAGTTAGAAGATTATGATAGACTTTAATGAACTTTTTAAAAGAAATGACGTTGGCAGCATCATAGGAGAGCTGAAGCAACGCGTGTTGGATATTCCACTTTGGAGTACCCTGTTATCTGAGTATGAGCCTATGCTCCATGAAATTGTAGAAGACCACGTTGGCAGACAGGACAGAACGCTTGATGACGGAGTGGTAGAAAAGGCAGCTAGATTGCCTATCGGATTAGAGAAACTTCTTACTAGAAGAATCTCTGAGTTCACAATGGCTATACCGGTCAAGCGTGTATATACGTATGATCAGGCTGACGAGGAACTGAAGACGATTGTGCGTGCCATCGAGAAAATCTACACCTGTGCACACATTGATGCCGTGAACATGCACAGAGCAAAGTGCTATTACGCCTCTTGCCAGATGTTCACACTTTGGTACACGCAGAAGAAGTCTAACAAGCTCTACGGCTTCGACAGTCAGTACAAACTGAAATGTAAGACATTCTCTCCAATGGACGGAGTTGACATCTATCCTTACTTTGATGAGTATGACGACTTGCTTGCTCTGTCATTCGAGTATAAGCGTAAGGTTACTGACACAGAACACACCTTCTTCGAGACCTATACCGCAAACCATCATTACAAGTGGGACCTGTCTTCAGACGATGAAGAGTCAGGATGGAATTTGGTGGATGAAAATGAAATTTCTATCGACAAGATTCCAGCCGTATTCTGGTACCGTCACAAACCATGCTGGGAAGGATTGACACCTATCCGTGAGAATATCGAGTACACCATTTCCCGAAACAGCGATGTTGTGGCATACAATTCTGCTCCTGTCTTGAAGATTGCCGGTGCCATCGTTGGTATGGAGCGAAAGGGAGAGAGCAAGAGAGTGTATAGAGTCAATGAAGGCGGCGATGTTAGCTATGTGTCTTGGCAGCAGGCTATCGAGGCTCTTAAGTATCACGTTGACACTCTCGTCAAGCTTTACTTTATGCAGTCCCAGATGCCGGATATCAGTTTCGAGAATATGAAGAGCCTTGGCAATATCGGCTACGATTCAAGAAAGACACTCCTCATGGATGCTCATCTTAAGATAGGAGAGGAGACTGGTGCCTGGATTGAAGGCTTCGAGAGAGAGGCCAACGTCATAAAGGCGTTCCTTTCCAAGATGAATACGAAGTGGGCAGCTAGAATGGATGAAATTACTGTAGAGCACATCATCACTCCATTCATCCAGGAGGATGAGAATACTCAGATTGACAAGTGGCTTAAGGCTAACGGCAATAAGCCTCTCGTCAGCCAGAAGGAATCTATCCAGCGTGCCGGTCTTTCCGATGATCCTGACAAGACTTTCAACGAGATTCAAGGAGAAGAGGAAGTAGAGGCCACAAGAACAGCAGCTTCTATGCCTAACTTATTCTCGGAGGAATAGCTATGAGAAAGAAGAAGGAAGAAGAGAAACGGCACTTCTGCCGTGAGTGTGCTCATGCTACTGACTTTCATAGTATGAGCCTTAAAGGTCAGCCTATCCTAGCCAAATGCCCATATCAAGAATGGAGCGTTCTTCTCAACTGGGATTGCTGCAAACACTTTAAAATGAAATTGTATGAAAAAACCAAAACTGCCTAATCAGAAAAAGGCATATAAAGACCTTGGCAAGAGACTGAACGCTTATACCCGGAAAATCATTTCCATCTATGAGACTCTTGCCAAGGAGTCTGCTAAAATCGCCACCTCCACCGACTTCGATGGGGATGGCGAGTTCTCTTTTGATGATTACCCTAGAACAGAAAAGAAGGTGAACGCTTTGCTGGATTACTATTCAAACAATATGCAGGCATTGGTCTATAATGGCATATCGGACGAATGGAAGAACAGTAACACCCTGCAGGACCTACTTGCCAAAAGGGTAATCGGCACCTTTACCAGGAAGATAGCGGACGCAAAGCAGAAAGCTTACTTTGAGCACAACAACGCGGCAAAGAAGGCTTTTATGGAGAGAAAGATTAAAGGTCTCGGTCTTTCAGAAAGAATATGGAACCAGAGAGCTGATGTAAAGGAGGCTCTGGAGAAATCTCTGTCTGTCGGCATAGAGAAGGGTATGAGTGCTGTTAAACTCAGTAAGAAGGTCAGCAAGTACCTTAATGATTATCCGTCACTTGCCAAAGCCTATAAGAAGAAATACGGCAAAGCCATAACCATTCAGAACTGCGAGTACAGAAGCGTGCGTCTGGCACGTAACGAGATAAACATGGCCTACCGTTCTGCCGAGCAGGAAAGATGGGCTAGGATGGACTATATTAAAGGCAAGGAAATAAAGACAACCAACAATCCTAGCCATAAGCACGATATGTGTGATTTGCTTGCAGGTGTCTATCCGAGTTATTTTCCTTGGGTTGGTTGGCACGTGAATTGTATGTGTTATGCCATCCCGGTAATTATGAGCGAAAAGGAGTATTGGAGCGGGAAACAGCCAAGCAATGCTATGCCTAAGAACTTCACAAATTGGGTAAATGATAATAAAGATAAGGTGAAGCAATCATCCTATATCACCCAATACGCTCGCTCTGAAAGGTCACAAAGGCAAGTTCGAATAGCTGCACAGAACTCACCAGAGGTGAGGGCAAGACTTCGAGAATTCATTAATGAGACAATACAAACAAAATTTAGAGAGGTAGAGCTACCAGACGGTCAAACGGCTAGAAGACTTTATCTCAATAATAATAATGAGGAATTTGTGGTAGGACGAAATTTCTTTTCTGAAACGATGGCAAAGAATATTAGAAATAGAAGACTTAGCGAAACAATACAAATTGCAGCCGATGTAAACGAATGGTTTCCTACAGCAACATTTGACAGGATTGAGGAAGGTAACCATCATGATTTTCAGTTCAAAGTATTCCATGCTACTTATCAAGGAAAACGAATAGAATGTAAGGCTAAACTTACAAGTGAAAATATCCTTTATACTATGAGATTACTAAACTAAAAAACAAGGGATTGGAAACCCTCCCGAAGTCTGCATCCGAAGACCGACGTGTGAGAGGTCTATCCAATCCCTATTTATCTTTCTCCTTTACCGCTGCAAAGGTAATATTTTATTTTGGAAAATCCAAATCTTTTTTCGAAATTTAATTGATTCAAGCCCTCGCTGGTTTATTTGATACCTTGTAAGTCTCGAAGACTAAGATTAAATCCCAGGTTTGAATTACAAGTTCTGTCTGTTGGAAATCAGAGAGTTAGATTTGAGATAAGCGATAAACTTATCAAGCATTCTTGACGTGCGCTCTCTAATATCCGTTTCTGTAAAATCTGTCAACGTCTGTGACAGCATTCGTAATTCGTGTATCTTAGTTCCAATCCTATCGCCTGTGGATTTGAACTCACCATTATAATACTTAATCTTGTCAGCAAATCTGTAATCGGATGCTCGAATATTAACTCTTCGCTCCAATACCGATTTGTTTCCCAACATTTCAAGAACCTCGTCACTCGACAATCCACCTTCCTTGACTTGTCTGTTCCTTGGGAAGATATGTTCAATATCATATGTTGCGTCAAGAGGAAGCAATTCCTGGCTATCGAAAGAGAATGCCCACCACACAATCATCGACTTCGTAATCGCACGAGTGTTTGAAAAACTGAAGTTGGTGAATTGCGAACGGAACAATTCCTCTTGGAATAGATAGTTCTCGAAAGCTATCTCTTTGTTCTCTATGATATTCACCATTTCGTTAAAGACCGGTGCTCGCAAGGCTGTTATTCCTGGGTTGCTGATAGCGTATGCCCAGATAAAGCCTATCAAACGATTCAAGAACAGATAGAACTTCTCGTTGTCTAGCATATTCTCAGCATTCTTATAGTGCATGAAATATACCGATACAATATAAGTCCATAAGCTGTTAGGCGCATAATTCAATACAAACAAGCGCTTTAGTACATCCACGGAAAAACGGTCTTCGTTCTGAGAATATACATCTTTCCAGAAGTCCGCAAGCAAGACTAGATTCTCTAAAGTCTGTTCTCGTCGAAGTAGAACATATCCATCTTTCTCATAGAACTTACGAAGTCCTTCTGTCATAGAACTACGATTAGTCAGCAATGCCCTCTCGTAGTACATATAGCGTGTAAACAACTCATCCAAAGGTGTTCCACGATATGGGTGGAATATTTGAGTAACGAGTTCGTCAAGCTCTTTCCACGTAGCGATAAACTCTTCCTTCTTTCCGATGGATGAGTAGAACTTATAGAGCTGTGCCTTGAAGATGTCTGAGTCAGACAATGGCTTACCTCTATCATTAAGCGTCGAGAATATCCTAAGAGCAGTATCTTGCGACTCAGCCTCTATCGGAAGTAGCACGCAGTTATTAAGAATGCGAGCTGGATATAATGCAAAGAAAGAAGGGTATTCTTCAATGAATTTTCCTATCTTGTCTTGAAAGTATCTGAAGTTGGTCGCATACCGACTTTTTCCTTCTGATGTTCCTTTCCGGAGTATATCCATAAACTCTTCCTTGTCGTTATCAGTTGCAACCTCCGAATTTATCTTCAAGTCGTTTGGATCATACTCTCCAAACTCATTTGCTCTCCAAATGCACTTTTCTATGTCCTCTCGCATCTTGATTGAACGATTGTCTTTCATGTGCTCCAGGCGATTGTAGAAAGCTCGCAGTAAGAGAAGCAAGGTCGTAAGACGCTGCTGACCGTCAATGATTTCAAGTTTCCCTTCGTCATTACGGAATGTTACTATAGGACCGAGAAAGTAACTCTCTGAAGAATCGAAGCTGTCGCAGTTGTTATTCGGGAATGAAAAGGAAAATAAGTCTTCCCATAAGACCTTACATTCGTCTTCTCCCCAAGCATACGGACGCTGATAATCAGGAATCAAGAACGTAGCTTTTTTATCTTGAAAAAGATACTTTACGTTCTTTTGATCTACTATAAGCTTTGATGACATAGCAATTACATTCTACTTTTCATCAAACTCACCTTTCTCATCAAGATAGCGTACAGCTGCTTTCACGATAAACGAGAATCCTCTGAGTACAAAAGAACCTACCAGGCAAAGCAATGAGTCAATAACGTAGCCAAATGCCTGTACGCCACTAATACTTGAACTTTCATATCCATAACCGCCAGAAGTATTCAAGGCGTTTATCCAAGTTATAATTGAACCTATTATGGCTATAAATGAAACAACAGCTAAAATGTTCGAGATAGTTAAAAGATGGTTTCCTACCTGTGGAACAAATTTTCTATTTCCCATATGATGCGCCCGTCATGCCGGTAGCTAAGCTTTAGTTAATAATCCGTCTGTCAGATTAATAACGCATCATATGGTACTTTATTGTGTTGAACCAAAAAAAATCAGATTATTTTTTGAGTGCCTTTTCTCGCCCTGCATTCAGCTGGCGGTACTCATTGAAGTCTTTGTAGTGCTCGACCTTTCCGTAGAGCTTCGGGCGGTCCATCATCTTGTCAATCATTTCATTGGAGAACTCGTGATATCCGAACTCAGGGCCTCCCTGGATGGAGCCCATTCCCTGGCTTCTCGACGGCTTGTAATTATAGATAAAATTGATGCCTCCCTCATAGGAGTATCTAGCAAGGCTATACGACAGGAACTTACCATCCTTTCTTAAGATGTACCCATACGTCTGTGTCAAACTGATGACGCGATATCCCAGCTTCTTGATTTTCTCCAGATTATCTTTCATACGCATCATGCTAATGTCCTCTGAAAAACGCACATTTCTTACATTGAACTCGCTGTGTGAATTGATGTACAAATCGAGCTTGTCAATATCCCAATCATCCGGGTATATGAATTTTACCAATCTCTGCAGCCCTCTCTTGTAGTTAATGAGAACCGCAAGAGTTGACTTTGAATCATAATTTCTCTTAATCTTAACCTTTACTTCCATAGTTATTTCTCCTCGAATTTATAGTTTGGGCAGCTTCTCTTGTTTCCCATCGCAAGCAGTACTGGGAACAGCAGACCGTGCCTGCAACCATTTCCATGCTCGTCAGCAGCCTCGCAAGAGAAGCAGCCGTAATACTCGTTAATATTTAATGCTGCCATTACTCGTAATCCCTAATGTTCAACAATACCGGGAATCTCGGCACTCCTGCGTCAGAATACCCTTGATGCTGAACAGTCGCCGCCATACCTATCAATTCTTCCTTGTCGGCTAAGTATTGAGCTCTGAGTGACCTTGAACCTACCGGGCGGGCACAGAACTCGTACTCTCCACACTTCAGTTTGAATATAGCGGTACCTGCATCATTGCCCTCCGCTTCCAAAACATCGACCACCTTGAACTCCGTCGTGTCGAACGATTTCAGCTTCATAAGGTCATTGCTTCTGCCCTCGGTATAGGTTCCATCTGCATTTCTGATAATGGCACCCTCGTAACCGGTGGAAACGAATATCTTGTGCCATCGCTTGATGTCCTTCTCTGAATGGGCAACGAAAGTCTGCGTAAGATACACCGGTCCATTTGGATCAATGGAAGCAAACTCCTCCTGCAGAACTTTCCATCTAACAGAAAAGCTTCCAGGAATCTGTGCATCGTAGATAACCATACGTAGCTTGTCAGTCATAGAAGAACGGCACTTGACGGCAGAGCATATCTGCTGGAAGGTCAATTCCTGGTGGTTGTATATCTCCCCGTCCAAAGGAAGCATACCGCGGTGTTTCTCTCCCCAAGCCTTAATCTGAGGAACATCATATTCCTTACCACCTCTCGATGTGAGGTGAACCTCGCCACCTTCTCCTTCATGAAGGATGCAGCGAACTCCGTCATACTTAGGCTGGGCGAAGCAAGGAAACTTCGTCTGTGACGGATAATATCTTGTTGCTAACATTGGTTTCATACGCTACTTAATATCTGAGGTTATTTTAATTCTCAATGGAGTACCATTCACTCTGTGCGTGACGAAAGACTCCAGGTCCGTATAGAAGCTACTATAGCACTCTACACTAGAGCTTTCTACTTCAATGGTGATAATCTTTTTCATAGCCATTTCCCGTATCTTCTATGAATCTCATCGTAAATGTAGGCTCTACTCGTATGCGAAGCACTGAACATTAAGATGATGTCGTTATCTACCTTAATCTGATTTGTCCTGACAATCTTATCGTTCTTGACGTGGTCGCAATAGACCGTGTTACAGGAGTGATATAGGCGCATTGTGCGCCCATATCTGTCTGTTCCTATATTCTCTTTGTACATGGCTAGTCCTCCAAATCTACATCAAAAGCAGCTTCAATAACATCCTTGATGTCCTTTGTGAAACCGCAAATTCCGTTGTACTCCAGCCAATGATCCAGCAACTCCGTGTTAGTCATTTCGGCTACTTCACTCTCACTATACTCTGCCTCTTCTACGAGGTACTTCATCAAATCATTCTTATCCATATTACTTGATTTTATTTATGTCACAAACTAATACATTACCTACTATTACGTCTCTGATACCTGCAATATTCACAAGCATCGTGGCGTTCTCGTTCTGAGGAAGGTCGTAAACCTTGCCTTCCTCATTAACTACCATTACCTGCGACTTGCTGAGTCGGACCAACTCGATGTGTCCACCAACAAATCCTCTCAACTCCTCCAATGAAAAATCCGTTCCGTTGGATGGCTCCACATTCTTCTGGGCGCCATCCGTGAATATTACTGTTGACAACATAGGCTAATCATTCTCTTTGCTTTGTTAATAGAATAAGTCTGCGTCTTGCCGTCGATATAGATGTATCTCTGACCGAACATATCCTCAAAAACCTGGATGATGTGCTTCTTGTATTTAAGAAGCTTTGTCTCAAAAATACCGTCCATAGCTAAACCTCCTTTATTGAAATGTTCTTATTAGGGTTGTGGCCTCTGCTTACCGCAATGGCGTAAGCGTCTGTCATGTTCTCATAATCACTCTTGCTCACGTCCTTCTTATGTTCGAACTCAACCTTTTCTAAAGTCTTGTCATCCATACCGTGAAACACTTCCTTGTAGAATGTAACTAACAAAGTACCCATAATCTTTATTTTTAATTGGTTCAACGTCTGTTTTTGCTATTTAAGCGATGGTGGTCTCGTACAACTTCTTGGTTGCCTCGAACTCCTCTTCTCCCTGGAACAATCCGCAATCTGCACTCTCGAAGCCCCAGTCCTCTGCATCTCCATCAAAGATGCCATATGCTGAAACTCGGAACAATGTAGGAGCAACTGAAGCTACTTTGATTGCCATCTTTCCAGATGCTATTCTCATAAGCTCTGAAACTTCATTAACTGTCATTTCCTCAAAGCGAGCGTAAACTAAATTCTTCATAATCTTTATAATTTTAATTGGTTCAACTTGTAAGATAGCGACCTGGTAAACCAAAAGTACTACCTTTATCTATATGCAAAGGTACGAAAATTTTCTGATATATGCAAATATACTAACGACTTTTTTAGTTAAAAATACTAAATTATAAAAGACTGATATTCAAACAGTTAAAGCGCCTACTCTCACGAGCAAGCGCCTAGCTAACATGGTTTAAAAAAGAAATTACAAGAAACCGCCACGTCTGAGCTGTGCATCGGTAGCATTGTTAAGCCACTCCTCGCACTTTTCTACGACGCCCGTACAAGCGTCCGGCGCATCATCGTGGGCGTTATATCCTTCCTTTCTGTAGGATTTCATATCATGGGCGAACTCCGGCCACAACTGTTCCCAATTAGAAGGGAAGACTAGTTTATTGTTTACCTCGCTGGAGCGAGTGAAGATTCTAATCTGTTTGTTCTTCGATTGCGTGAACGTTACGAACTGAGTGATTCTGTTTCCGTGTTCCCTAGTTATGCGCTCGACATTGCGGGCGTAAGAGCGGCCACCGTTGTTACTTTCAACGAAACACACGTCTGTCTGATTGCGCTTAACCATATTGGCTTGCGCTGGTTCCGTGTATTCCATCGGTCGCTTTGTGTATAGAACATCGGTAACATAGTAGCCGTCATCGTGTGCATCGAAGCATATAGAGCAAAGAAAGTCGAAACCGGTATCTGCCGAGTCGGTGTAGTTTCCAATCATTCTTGCATACCTTCTGTCCGGCAGCTCATCGTATGTTCTGAAGGCATGGTACATAAGACCTTCCATAGGGGTAGGGTTCTGCATGTACTGTGTCTCGAATACGAACTCGCTGGCGTGCTTGATTTTGTATAGTTCCTCCAGCGTATGCTTCCACGGCCACAAGGCTCGCTCCTTTCCGTCCTCGTCTGTCTGTATTACCGGGAGGGAAACAACCTTCCACTCATTCGGCTCAATCTCTTGAAGGTAACCGCATAAGTCGTGCTCGTGCAACCTCTGCATGACGATGATAATTGGCGTGTGACGCGAGTTTACACGGTTACGGATGGTTGTCTCGAAACGTCTGTTGATAGACTCTCTGACGTTATCGGACAAAGCATCGTCCGGTCGTAAAGGGTCATCGATAACTATGGCTCCCGAAAAGTGACCGGGGTTGAACGTAGCCATAAACTTATCCATGTTCTTTATGTCTTCTTCGGTCCAGTCTGGCTGACCTGCACCAAAACCTGTGATCTGACCCAAGGTAGATGTAGCATACTCACCACCACCTGCCGTTGTGCTCCATTTTGATCTTGTGTTATCGTTCTTTCTGATTTTGACATTCGGAAATAGTGTTTGAAAATATGTGGAAGTTATCGTGTCCTTGACTGCCATTGAATTGTCCTGGACGAGACTTCCGGAATAAGATATGTGCAGAAACTTTGAAGCAGGGTTCAGCGCAAGACCATATGCGATAAACATCTGTGAACATAAGAGGGTCTTTCCGTAACGAGGGCTGATGTTGATAATCAGCTTATTCGTCTTTCCCCTTATCACATCCATGAGCGCATCACATATAATCCTGTGATGTTCGCCTACTACATACTCACGTCGAGCAGTATAGGCGAACATCTTAGTAGTGAATTGCAGCAGGGACGATGCCACTAACTGCTTATGAAGAAAACGTTGTTTCTCAAAGTCCATTTATCTTCTGTAATTCTTTAATATCATCCAAGGACAGCTTAGGGAACTTGAAGTCCTCACCATCCTTGCCGGTTACTTCTTGAATATGCTTATCTGCCAATCCGTTGAGCCTTGCAACAATGCTGGAATCAAACTGATGAAGCATGGCGCCATCAATCTGCTGGGCCATCACGACATTCTCAATCTGTGTTATCACCTGCTCAAAGCCTGGTCTCTTAAGATTACCTCTCTTGAAATCCGCCCATTTCTGAACGATGCCACAGAAAGCACAAAATCCGACAAGAGTATAGGCTCTTCTGAAAACCCTTACCTCTTGTCTCATGGAATTTGTGGATTTGCCGCTGCCGCCTGCAATGGAGTTGCTACCAGTCTTTTGCTGCCAAGGGTCATTTTCAACATCATCACAGTAAGCTACAAACTTATCCCATAATTCCTGAGAAGACTTAATCTTGTATGGTCTTCCAACAGGATTTGGGATTCTGTGTACGAAAGACTTTACTTTCGGCTGTGATGATTCATCTGTCATGGCTTCTTAACTTTTACTAGTTTACCGCAAGCGGAACAATTATACTCATAATACTCTGAAGGCTTGACCTGGATATTCTCCTCAACGCCCTTCATTTCCTCCTTGAACTTCTGGTCCTTCTGGGCTTCCGTTACGACCTTCTTAGCCGTATGGTTAGTTTCAGCCTTTGAAGGTGCGGCCGCAGGCTTCTGTTCCTTTGGCTTAGCGTTGAGTCCAAGCATACCGGCAATGCTCTCATCGAAAGCAAACTGAATGCTGTTAGGATCACCGAGATAGGAGAGCTCCTTGCGAAGCTTCTTCTCGTTCCAAGTGGCAAACTCGGACGTCTTGTCATCAGCGATTCTATACTGCTTAATCTGCTCATCAGTCAGATAGTCAACACGGATGCAGGGAACCTTATCCATTCCCAATGCCTTAGCAGCCTTATACACACCGTTACCGGTTACAATCACGTTGTTCTTGTCAACGGAAATAGGCTGAGTGATGCCGAAATCCTTGATGGACTGCATGATTGCCTGTACTGCCGTCTCGTCGGTCTTGTGCGAACCGTCATGAGGCACGATACTGTCAATAGGTAACTCAATTACCTTGTCATTAATCTTAATCTCTTCCATACCTGTTAATCCTCAATTTCTATTGTTTCCATATTTCCGCAATATGGGCAAACGACCTTCATGTAATGTGAACCGTCCTCGCGCTCTTTGAGAACGAACAAATCCTTGGCAGGGTCTTCCTCCTCATCTGAAGAAGCTTCCTCGCTTTCGCCAGCCTCTTCATTGGATGGAGCCTCGAAGTTCTCCTCTTCCACCTGAGAATAGTCTTCCTGGAAGCCACCATACTCTTCTGCCTGCTGATTGATGCTGTCGAGGGAGAAGTTGAGCATCTGATTGATATCCTCAAAGAAGAATGCCTGCATATCGGTAGGAACCTCCATGTTGCGCAATTCCTCCAAAAGCTGGTCTTCATCAAAGGAAGATTTCTCTGCCAGCTTGTTATCGAGGATGCGGTACTTCTTTGCCATTTCGTCGTCCATATCCGAGTAAACGACAGGAACGAACTCCATTCCCAACTGGTAAGCAGCCACGTATCTTGTGTGACCGGCAATGATTACACCTGCCTTATCAACGAGGATAGGCTTAACGAATCCAAAACGCTTGATACTCTCCTTCGTAGGCTCAACCGCATTCGTGTTGTCACGAGGGTTGTCATAGTAAGGAAAGATTTCACTGAGCTTAACTGACTTTACTTTCATTTCTTATCCTCCTTCTTCTTGGCTGTCTCTCTTGCTACGCGTCTCTCGTCGACAACCTTTTCGATAGCCGCATTATACTTATAATTCTTGAAAATCTTGGCGAAACCGGTTACATACTTAAGCTTTACAAGTTCTTTCTGCTCCAGACCTACCTTTTCGCAAATCTCACGCTCAGACACACCATCTCTGAGCATATTGAAGACGATGTTTACCATTCCATCTACAGAGTGACTTCCACGGGCACGATTGTGTCTTACGGTTGATGCCATACGCTGGTCGATGTCCTTGTCTAGGACCACAATCGGCAGCTTTCCGCCACATCGCTCATTGATGTCCGCAAACTTGCGAATAACGAGGTTTCTGTGGAAACCGTCGATGATTACATACTTCTGCAGCTTCTCGTCCCAAATGGTAACGATAGGCATAGTGTAACCGTCTTCCCTCACGGATGTATAGAGAAGACGCATTTCCTTATCTGCCACATGGTTAGGGTTGTAGTTATTGGCTACAACCATATCCTTGTCAACCCAAAGCACGCAATCTACAGGGTTGACTTTCTCCGGAGATAAGGAACTGATATACTTTCTGAGGTCGTTCAAAAACTGCACCTTATCCTTGGCAGCATCAAACTCCTTCTTGATGTTCTCTTGAAGATTCATATTCCTTATTAGCTTTTTCTATTTTAACATAATTGTCGCTCAAATACTGACGCAAAGAACGCTCTACGCTCTGAATGCGCTTCATTCCGAAATCCTCCGCAATTACGCAGACGGCACTTGTGTAGCCAATCTGATGTATTACATAATCAATGCACTCCTGGCAATGACCGGCTTTAGCTGCATTTCTCTTCTTGGCAGCACGGTAACCCTTCTTGATAGTCTCTGCATTCTTCTTATCCTCACAAAGATTATCTGCAAGATAGTCAACGTATTCATCCCAATCCTTGAAATAAGGTGGCAAATTATAGCAATATGTTGCTACTTCATTAAAGACGTGCACAGACGTATTGACGTTTGCCACTCTTCGTACCAGCTTGTCGTAGAACCATGGATCAACCTCCTTGATGAAACCTAAGTCGTGGATAGCCTGCTCATGAATGAGGGAACTAACTCGGCACGCTCTGAGTGGCTTCTGCGTGAACTGATAGTTGTATAGCTTGCAGTACGGAAGCTTGTTGCTGAAGATGTAATACCATACATCATAAACCTTCCAATCCCAAATAGGGTAGAGTACCAGACTTCTCGGTGTGCCGTCTTTATAATATCCGCCACCACCTCCCCATGTAATACCTGGAAGGCACTCGCCTCTAGTAAGACCCGACAATCGTGCCGGCGACTCCTCAATACGGACACCGCCCAAAGTTAGGTAGTCTTTGCCAAAGAGCATTCTGTGTACCTGGTCGAGGGTCTTGGAGAAATACTGATTGTGTGGGATTTCCAAATCTCCATAAGAATCTGGTTCCTTCTCACGAATCCATTTTTCTCCAGGCCCCCATACATTGAACCATTCTCCCTTTGAGGCATTCCATTCCTGGAAGTATGACTGAATCCAATACGGCTCAACCCACGGCAAGTGCATGATGTATCGTATATACTCGATAGTCATTGGAGTCTCTGCCTCTTGGTCTAGGAAGAGGACGGGAATCTTTTCAATTCCCATCTCCTTCATAACCTCGTGCGCAAGGTTGAGAACCACGGTAGAGTCCTTTCCTCCCGACATCGTCACGACAATCTTACGCTTACCATAAAACTCCCGAAAGATATATCTGAATCTTTCAAGAGCTGCCTCATAAACGTTTTTGTCACTGTAAAATATCATTTCTTATTTCTATTGTTTAATAATACCTTGTCGCTGGAATTACTGAAATGGGTGTCAAGGTAATCCTTAAGCCTGCCCATCATTTCATTGTTGTTGTGACCGCGAGCGGCATTGTGCATGATTGTTGCATATCTCAACTTCTCTTCGTCGAAATCAACAAAGCATACAGGAACCATCTCATATCCGATGACGCAGGCGGCACGGTATCTGTTCTCTCCGTCCACAATCTGCATCGTCGAGCGGTTGACAACGATAGGCTGAGTAAATCCGAAATAGAGCAACGATTTGATGAGAAGGTCAAAACTGTCTGCATCATGCGTATTAGGGTTATAGTCATTCGGATAAATGTCATCAACCTTGACGTATTCAATATGCAGCGGCTTCACCTGCTCAACCTCGATATTGTCCTTCGCCAATTTCAAGGCTAGATTTTCCTTAGAGTTTTTTGTATTCATCGAGAAATTCCTTGTTTACGATTTCCTTAACCCAATCCTTGCTTGACTTAGCCAAATAAGGATTCTTGAACTCACTCTCCCAATCTACAGACTCTACATCAAACTGGTTGTCGTAGGTATTGCTGTTTCGAGGAATGCCACCTACGGCGCCTGGATTGTTGAACGTGCTTCTGTATGCACCGAAATGCTGAACCAAACCGGGAACGATAGCGTAAAGGTCGATACCCTTTGCTTGAAGGTATGCCTTAAGGCGCGAATCATCATAACGTGTCTGATCATCCGTCATCTTGTTTGAAGTTTCAACAAAGTCCTTGGCCAGGTCATTTGGATATACGCTAGCCTGCAGCCAGAAATTAGTCTTTGTAGAAATAACGTGCTTGCCCTTTGCGTAACAATCAGTATAGTCACCATTTGTTGGATTGTAGAAACTGATAACGTTGTTTTCGGGAGCAAAAGAGAGAATATGTAAAATCTTGGCAAGAATGTTGCGGTCAAAGGTAATATCATCGTGGATAACCATACGATGAGTTCCTTCCGCTACCTCTTGCGTCAACGCTTGGGAATAATTATCCCAAAGACCCTTACCCCGGTCCATAGAGATACTGACAGGAATACCATAAGGCTTCGTGCTGGTCTCTATCAACTTCTTAAGGTATTTGCCCTCACGTTCTCGCTTCGGAACATTGAGGATGATAATCTGAGAGAGTTTAATCATATGCGTAATTATTTAGTTACTGTCCATTCTCCACCTCGCTTGGCTACCTTGCTTATGGCTACTGCCAAACGGTTTCTGTTCATATCGCTACCATAGAAAACCTTACCTGCGGCATAGGCTGCTTGGGCAACAAGTCCTTGACCCATGAAGAAGTCTGTGATAGAGCTGAACGGAACATCCTTACAAATCTTGAACACCGCATCCCATTCATCCATTCCCTGGAGTCCCCAGTCTTCTGCCTGCTTGGTGCCTTGGATAATCCAGCACTTGCAATCTGGCTTATGATAATAAGTGTTCTCGTAGATTTTTACATGAGGGAACAACGATTCTACCATAGGAACCAATTGCTTCTTATTTCTGTAGAAGCACTCGACGAATAGTCTGTCCGGATTAATCTGCTCGATGCACCTCTTAATGTGGGCAACGAACTCGTCAAAATTGTCAACTGGGCATTGCTTCTCCGCCTTGGTATAATACGCTTTGAGGACACCTTTACTTCCTGCCGGGTCGATGAATACGCAATCGGCATTCTTTGAAAACTCAGGAAGCCCCAAAGTAATATCGGCAATGGTAATCTTGCTACCATTGCCTAAACTGTAAATCTCGCCTTCTGTGATGGGGTATTTATCGATACTGCCATCATAACGCAAACCTTTCTGTGATGTCATACGCAATTTACTATTAAATAATTGTGATACTCTGATACGTTTTCTTCACCAAAAAGACTGCACAAGACCTTCTTTGAATAGAAGAAATGTCTGAAATCTACATCACACTTCTCGTAAGTGACCGGATGATACTTCTCCTTGTAGAACATCAAGAACTTGCGAGCCTTGCACTGCGATATTACCAGGACGGCATACCGGGAAAGATAAGATGGGGAACCAAACAATGCTACGATATTGTCGAAATTCCTGCAATCCAAGTTCTTCCCATCGAAAGGCTCACATACGACCCTATCCTTATAGACAGGGTATTTGTTAGTGAACTGTTCCAACATTCCTTTACTAGGGTCAACGCCCAAGTATTCTTGTGGGTCGATTTCTGCAATCTCTGTAAGCAAGCCAGTACCACATCCAATGTCTAGAATTGAACCGTTGAGAGGTGGGAGCATGTGCCCCACCTCACGGTTCTCAACGAGACTCGTTTCGTCACGAAACAAAGTGTCGTACTTACTTGCTATTTTATCATACTGGGAATAATTCATTTTCTACTGTTGCCTGTTGCCAGGTGATTTTTTTACTTGAAATGGTTACGAAATTCTTGTGATTGTATATGTTACAATTTGGGAACATCGATTTCAGCTGCATTCTGTCGTAGGTGAAATGGTGCATTTCCTCGAACTCTGCAGGGGTGTAGTCATCCTTGTAGAACATAAGGCAATAATCTAGACCACTCTCGCCCAGCTTGCGAAGATACTGAGGCATGAAGTAGGAAGCCGTACCGAAAAGAGCTACCACAACGCTGTCTGCCGACATCCATTTCTTTATCGCCTCCTCAAACGAAATTGTGGAACATCTGCGGAAGAACCCTGTCGTCTTCTCCCTGAACTGCTTGATAGCCTTCTTGCTTGGATCAACACCATAATACATTTCCGGCTTTATCTTGGTATAGGCTACGAAATCTCCGTTTCCGATGCCAGCCTCGAAAAACTTCCTGTCCTTGAACGTGAACATGATTGACTTTGCCATCACGTCCATTTCCTGGTTCGAATAGATTCGCGGTACCGGCCACTCAAGGAAGTCGAACTCGTTGAAAACCTTCTGTCTGTTCAGAATCCAAGTAGTCTCGAATGGATCGCCCATCGTCCAATACTTGTAACCGTCAATGTAAAGGTACGGGAAATTATACTTTCCCCATCTTTCATGGACTCCATTGTCTCGCTGTGCGCTGACGAAGTAATAGAACTCGTCGTTTGTCAATGCGCACTTGTCTCTGTGAATGTACTCATGAGGAACGTCTATCATCGAAGTAGCCCATTGCCACTTACAACGCTTGATGAACTCTCTGAGCTTACTGTAATCGTATTCCATCGCTGCAAATTTAATAAAATATTTAATGATTAAATACTAAAAATCCGAAATTAACTATATTTTAACATAAAATCGTGCATATATGCGTCTTGAATAGTCAAAAATGCCGCAAAATAGGCTCTTTTCATACGCAAAGATACGAAAAAATTCCGATATATGCAAATATATCAAACGGAAAATTTAGCCAAAAATACTAAAAATTACGCCGTTCTGCTTGCTCTGTTCGGAAGCCTAGATTCTATCTGCCACAGATTGTCTTTGATAAGCTTCAGAATGGCATCGTGAAAAGCGGAATTGATGTTTCCGTGGCCCTGGCATTGAACAACGGTAACATCGGCTAAGTTTACCTCGATTGTCTCCATACGCTGCCCGTTTACCTTGGCAGAAAGTATGAGGCAGTTCGGCTTTCTGTTCACATCGTAATAGCCGTTTCTGAATACGCAGTGCCTCATTTCCTTGCCCTCTTCAAAGAACTCCTGGACGGACTTAAGAACCTGTATGTCTATGGCGCCATCCTTTATGTCAATGTCAAAGAACTGCTTTCTTCTGTCAACATAAACATTAGCCATTGCTTCTGCCTTTTTCTTATTCTCCTCTTCGGCTTTAGCTGCTTGCTCCAGGTATCTGAGTTGCATTTTCTCTTCAGCAATCAAACGCAGCTTAGTCATTCTGTCCTCCATTTTCTTTTTCTTGTTGTCTGCTGACTTTAGCCACTTGTCGTGTGCCTCGCGAAGATTCTCCGGACAAACTATAGAAGGGTTACGTACATCCTTCTTGAGATACGTGATGCTGTCGAGCATATCCCACCACAAGCTATCGTAAATATAAGAAGCTTTTCCGTGTCTGACAGCAATCTTGACGGCAGACATTCTTTCTCTATCGAAGACAGCTTCGTGATACTTGCACATTCTCCACATATCAACATCACGTCTCATAAGAGTTTCATTGTATGTGTTAGCATTGACGGAACGGAAGATTTCGTCACACGGAATCTTTTTCTTGAAGTCTCTGAGAGCGTACTTATACTTGTCTTGGACTGAAGCGTAATATACTCCATCGAACCCGATATCGCGAGGGTCGCCCAAACCGCTCCATAAAGTATGCGTTCTTACTTCCAGCTTTCCAAAAGCAGAAAAAGCATCTACAGTATATCCGCTAGTTCTCTGCTTGGCAAGAAAAACATATTCCCCGTCTTTCAACCATTGCTGCATACACTCCTTGAAGTAAATCTTCTCCTTAACCATCTTGTGGAACCGGAACTTCACTCTTACCTGGAAGTACCTGAGAACCTGCCATCCCTTGAATGTGCATACAAGGTAGAAGCATCCTCTAGAAAATCTATCACTGTATTTGTAGGCATCATCTTCAGAGATGCAAGTCTTGATGGCCCATTCACGTTGCTTATCTGACAACTCCGGTATTCTATCTGAGAGTTTTACAACTTCACGTTCTGTCTTATTTCTTGGCTTCATAACTCACATATTTAAAAATCAAACAAACTCAACTGCCCAATCTCTGCATCCTTCTTTCTCTGAGCCTCGGCTTTCTTCTTCAAGCGTTCCTTCTCTGCGGACTCCTTCTTTTTGAGCTCCATGATCTTGGCTTGCTTGAACTCCTCCTCAGCCTTCTTCTCCAGATTCTCCTTGGTCTGGTCTGAGAGATTTGTAACAATGGTGCAATTCTGATTCTTGGTGAATGAGACTTCTTCTTCATTATAATAATGAACTGCCATTCCATAAATCTCATCATCGTCAAAGCCATTCCTTCCGGATTTCTTGACCTCTGAGATAATAAAGTCGCAGCAATCATCGATGTTCTTGCCCGGCTTGGCATAATCCTTCGCAAAAAGCTCGTCCTCTGCTGCACGCTTGTCAAGATATGCCTTGATTGCCTTCTTGAATGTTTCTGTTCCTTTCATAACCTTTCCATTTTTTGAAACCGATAGGCTTGTTTCTGAATCCCTTACGGAATGCTTCTCTCATAGAGATGCAAATGAAATCTACGCTGCATTGTGCCAAGCCCGTACAAAACGCACAATCCTCGCAGTCATCCATTGGTTCCGCCACGTACACGATGCCGTTAATGACTATCGCCGCTTTCTCCTTGAAGACTGCCATTTCTTTTTACCAGCAAAGCCTTTGACCTGCTTAATCTTCTAGCTAAATCAAGTTCTCTGGCTCGAGTTGTTTTTTCACCAATCAGATTAGCTGCTTTTTCTAGAACGTTAAGCAGTTCTCTGTACTCAGTCTTCGTTGTCTTCACTTCCATAAGCTTCTTGTGCTGTTATAATTCTACAACCAGTGAAATCGTCAGCAGAAAGGACAATTTCACCATTATTAACCTTTTCTCTAATCATAGAGCAAGCATCCGTGTTTGTATCTGCCTCTACGGTTATTGTCTTACTCAAAGTTTCTTGAATGCAAACATCATATTTCATTTTATGTAACCTCCCATGTTTCTATGTTAAATTCGTAACTTTTCCCACTACACTGACTTTGTCCAATGTTGCGCAAATCTCTAAGTTGCTCTTCCGAAGCTCCGTTTGCCTCGGCTGTTGCGTAGCATTTCTGAGGGCTATCGGCTACTCTGAGCAATTCGCCGCTTCCCTTTGTATGCCAGGCGTCATCTTTATAAATTAGATATACCTTCATAATTAAACCACTTTAAAATGAACACTAGTTTTATCTTCTCGTTCGTCAGCAGTACAAGCTAGGTTTGCACAAGTAACTTCTTGATCGTGAAGTGGAACGTTAGGTACACAAACGACGCAATTAACACAATCTCCACGTTCCGCTACCACGCAGGTTTTCCCGTTTATACTAAGCTTCTGTCCGATAGGATAGTATGTTTGTACGCCAAAACTGCTGACCGAGATAATATCTTTCCCTTTCATAATCAATCCTCCTTTTCTTTTAAGTAACGAAGGTATAACTGACAGTTGTCGCAATCGGAATTGCATCTGTAACTATACTCGTTGGCACAAGCCATAAATAATTCACTTCTTTTCATAAGCGTCCCGATAACAAATAAATAAGTCGTAAATCATCTTCTTGCAAGCCTCCATGTCTTCCAGCACATCCCTCATGCGATATGGTGCTCCGTTCTTTCCATGGCCATCGTTGTCTAACCATAAATATGTTTCACTGTCAGCATCAAATTCTACGTAACGCTGGTGGATGCTGTTGATCAATTCTTCCGCACTTTCAAATGGTTCGATTGATATTGAGAAGTCTTGACCTGCAGGTGAATATTTAGAAAAGAGTAATCCTTTCCCATTCGTGTATTCCTCTTCGGTGACAGTCCAGGAATCGGACTCTGCTATTTTTATTAATTCTTCTATTTCCATACTGATTAAATTTTAAAGGTCGGGTGCCGTCTTTCCGAGCTGCCAACAAAATCAAGAACATTTTTACTATTGTTATATAATCAATCCCCGACCTGTTAGTGATAATACTACTTGTTTTTACATAAATCACCTCCAATCTTATTAAGTTTAACTTCCATATCCTGTAAATCTGCCAACGGCAGAACTTACGCTTTCATTTGTTACGGAACCCGGCTTCAAGAAGTACTTGTAATGCGTGCTTCTCTCCAACCTCTCACTCCAGCAGAAACCGAAAGCATCGAACTCCTTGCCGCACCATTCATGACCGTAGTAGTATTCGCTGGCATGCACCTTCTGTTCCTTGCTGAGCTGCAGGAATAGTGCGCGACTCTTGCTAAGTTCCGATGGGTTCTCCTTGAACTCCTTCTCGATTTGCTTACGCTTCTCGGTATATTCAGCTAATTTCTGCTGATACTCATCCTCGCTGTCGCAAAGATAATAATCTGTCTCAGTCCAACGGCTATCCCAATAGGAATTGGAAGACTGATGTATATGATAAATATTCTTCATAATTGCATATTTTAGAAAGGTAGGCTGCCGTCTTTCCGGCTGCCAGATAAGAATAAGGTATCTAACTTGTGGGTGTCCTTACTACCCGTTATGTTAAACCTTACTTTTGCCTACCTTTATAATAAGTATATAAATCCATCATACTATTGTAGAACCACTGCCACGCAACAATTTCTTTCTGCTCCTTAGTAATATCTAGGGCATCGGTAATCAGCTTTCTGCGCCAGTTTATCAACCTGTCGCAAGACTGGGTGATTCTCGCAATCATAACATGGGCGACATTCTCCATCATTACCGCCTCGCCATTTACCATCTTCAGAGCATACTTTTCTGCAGAATCGTGCCAAAGATTGTAGGCGACTGAATCATTATTGAGCATCAGATAGAGTTCTTCCATATCAGCAGTTCTCTTGTACTGGACCATTTCCTTTACAACCATAGCTATCTCCTTTCCAATGTTAAGTCTATCACGTATGGAAGTGTATGCTGTGGCATTTCTTCCATATTGATGCAGTTGACTCTACAGATACGTTTCATGGAAGCCTCTTCCTTTTCGATTACCTTGTTAATCAGTTTTGGAGAAATCTGTTCGGTCAACTCCACGTCGAAACACGAATAGTTATCGTCCATTGATACCCTTGTTGCGATAGCAACCAATCCGAAATCCGGACTGAAGAACAGATACTTACTGCCCGTAAAGATGGCATCTATTCTGTTCTTTGTATTTCCTGTCACTCTTATAACGTTCATAATTATTGTTCCATTAAATGTTTGACAAGTTCTTCTTTTGAAGAGAATATATCTCCAATCCTTTTACTTACATAGTTTCTGTCTATCTCTAGGATAACATAATTATTATTTAGTGCTGCTTTGAGACATCTTTCTATACGGTCGCGCTCACTGAAAGAATAATAATTTCGATAGCTTGTAGGGCACAAATTTGTACTCACTATATTGTATATTCTTTCGCCTATATCTCTAGAATGATAATCAACATAAAGCTTTTTGTCATCTTCATAGTCTGAAAGAGATATAAGGACGATTCTACCCGAAACAATTTTGTTGTCCATCATAATGAAGACCTTCTGTCCGACAGCATATTTGCTCTGGAATGTCGTTGGCAAATCAGAAAAGACTCGTCCACAATCCAGATTGAAGACTGCATACAAAACGGTTCCATTATTGAAAGCTTCCAGGATTCGCTCTATCTTCTCGTTTTCTGTCGGCTCTCGTTCAGTGACGTTTCCATCGTCATCCATAACCTCTATGTCATCTTCCAACGATGTATCTTCATCATCGCTCCAAATAGAAAAAATCTCTTTAAGAGCATTGTATTTCATTATTTCAGAAATACTGTTGATCTTGATACCTACATATCCGTTTCCGAAATTCTTTGTATTCATATTAATCCTCCAAACTGTTAATGTATTCCTTACGTGCCTTTACAAAAAGTTTCTTCTTTCTGTCATCTGAAAGAAACTCCTTAACGGTATATCCCAAAGCGATGATACCATTTTCGAACTCAAATGTAAGGCCACACTCATGATTGCCAAATTCATATTTCAAGGCATCCACCAAATTATCATCGCTACTCAGAAACTCCTCGGATTCCTTGACGGAACGCTCGCCAAATTCTATGAACAGGTGGTAGTCCTTTTTGAGGCAATAAGCACCGGCACCGATGGAACATATCTTTTCCAGGTCTTCCTTACTTGTGGTAAGACCCCATTCAGCCATCATTTCCTTGAACTGCTTATCTCCGAATGCAGCCCTCATTGGCAGCTTGTCAAACTCATCCTGTTGCTTTTTCTTGAACTCTTGGTATTTCATGCTTCTTTCTTTACTTTATAGTTATTAAATGGATCTACTATGTTTAGTAGCTCTGCGTTTCTGTTAGCTTCCTTTTCATCGGAGTAGTCTCCAAACTCTTCGGAAACTTCACCTGTGGGGCAAATTCTTTCGATACAATATTTCATACAGCACCTTCCATCATTAAAAGTTTGTACTCTTCCTCGCTATCTCCGACGTGACCGTACAGAAGACCGTCGTTCGTGTTCTTCCAATACTCGTGAGGAACCGAGCATGGTGTCAAGCTAGCAAGAACCACGATGTAACCTAACGACTTGATAAGATTGAAATTTGAATTTCTCATAATTATTCCCTTTCTATTTTTTAAGATTAAAATTGTATAATAGTGCCAAATGGCTGTCATCTAACTCTCTCCAATCATCAATCGTGTCAAGATAAGCCTTGACTTTTGAAAGCGTAATTGGAACCGTTGGATAAGCAGAACAAAATCTGCGAAGCATGTACTCAGAAAGTGTCTCCATAATTAATCCTCCTGGTCTAATTTATTGTACTCGTTATATTTAGTTTCTACATTATGCAAGAAGCTTTTCATTTCAGACTGCAGCTTGTCTTGAAGGTCTTTGTTAGACAGGAATGAGCCTAGAGCAATATAATACATAGCTTTGCAGTTTGCGCTGTCTATATCAATACTGGATGCTGCGTCTATTTCCGTTGTGAACTCAACGTTTCCCTGAAATCCACATTTGCATTCATTATATACGACAGTCAACTCTCTGTTCTCATCGCAAGCTAAAGCAAACTTAACTTTTACCTGATTGCGGGAATCTTGAACGTTCACAAACTTCCAGCCTGGGCATACAGAAATAATGTTTTCTGCATGTTCGCCAAACTGCTTAAACAAGTTCTTAACCTCGTTTTCAATTTCGTTCTTTCTTAACTCATTAGAAGTCTTCATAATCTTTATAATTTTAATTGGTTCAACTTATAAGGTAGGCTCTGAATAGTCAAAAGTACTACCTTTTATCTATATGCAAAGGTACGAAAATTTTCTGATATATGCAAATATACCAACGACTTTTTTAGTTAAAAATACTAAATTATAGTGCTTTGTAACTATCTGATTATCAGAATGGTGCATCTGTTTCTTCTGGCTTCTCGAAAGGAACCTGCACTTCCTCATTGATTAAATTTGTCTTGAAAAAGTTTGTCGTATTTTTGTTGAATCCCATAAAGAATTTGAATGTTCCGATGTTACGGCCCTTGGCAACGTCTATCATAGCCGTTCCGTCAGTAGGGTAGTCATCCTTATTATCGAATGGGGCAGGGTACGCTCTGTTGTAATACTCTGCTCGATAGACTAGGATGACAACATCGGCAGCTTCTCCTATCTGTCCGCTATCACGCAGTCTGTTCAAGTTCGGCTCGGGACAGTTGCTATCTCTAGACAACTGACTTAGAGCGATGATCCATATGTTCAGCTCCTTGGCGAGGTTCTTGAATCTTCGTGCGGCATCACCCATAGCCTGCTCTCTACTGAAACTCGTACTCCTGGAGTTTACATTAAGAATTTGGAGATAATCAACTACGGCTCCGTCTATATCCTTCTGCATCTTAAGCATTCGGATGGAAAGAAGGATAGAGTCTATGTTTGACGTACTCTTGTCATCAAAGAATAAATTCTCTCCGGGCAACTTGCCTCTAGCATCATCAATCATCCTTATCTCGCTTGGTGCCAGACTGCCCGAATAAAGAATGTTGTTGGCCGGGATGTTCGTCTTGGCGGAAAGCAGGCGTGCCGTAAGCTGCTCCTTCGTCATTTCCATAGAATAGAAAGCAACCTTTGCTCCGTTTTCGATGGCGTGTCTTGTCATACAAAGCGCAAGACTCGTCTTTCCCTGAGAAGTTTCGCCGGCTACGATAATCAAGTCAGACTTCTGCAGACCTCCTTTTTCATCGAATCGCTCCATACCGGTCTTGGTTCCTGTCGTAACACCTCCAACGGTGGCGTTCTTAACCATTATCTCGTTTAGGCTGTTCATGGCATCATTTAGCGTGAACACTCCATCCGTCTTCTCGAATACTCCTCCGATACTCTCTATAGCCTCTTGGTGTGCGTCTGCGGTAAGTACCTCTTCTGACAGTCCCACCTTGGAAAGCTGCTGGCCTACTACCCATAGCTTTCTTCGCCTGCCAAGGTCTTGCAATCTGATGGCATGATACTCTATGTGAGCTGACGAAGCAATCTGTGCCGAAATGTTCATCAGGTCCAACGAAGTCACGTTCGACTTCTGCTTGCCAAGTTCGGATGATACGGATATGATATCTATCGGCATGCCGTGCTTGCCCATATTGTCAACGGCTTTCCAAATGTCACGACATATAGGGTCATAGAAACAGTCTTCATCTAGATACTGACTGACTACGGTATAAGCCGTAGGGTCAATGAGAAGGCTTCCGATAACATACTGCTCAGCATTAGGATCATTCACTAATGGCTGATTCTGATATGGTGATTGTGCTAAACTCATCTGAACGATTCCTCCTTGAAACTAACTATCTTGAACATTTCCTTCATTCTGTCACCGATACGCTGATTTCCGTATTTCTCCGATATATCAGCCGCTCCGAAGTTACTTGAAATAAAAGTCGGAAGTAGATTCTCATACCGGTATTCAATCAGCTCCGTAAACGGATAAATGCAGTTGCCGAAACTCACAACCTCAGTTGGCTCCTCGCAAAGGTCGTCAATGAGAAGGTATCTCGTATCTTTGAGAGCACGAAAGTCTGTCGGAGCTTTTGCCACGTTCGCCATTTCTCTTGCAGAAATGAAACGGGGATATTTGTCTCCCTCGCAAAATCTAATTTGATTGGTATCTGCGAGATAAACGAGCAGGTCACGGATAGCCTTAAGCATCGTAGTCTTTCCGTTTCCGATACTTCCTGGCAGAAACAACCCGTAGAAACGTGTCTCCGTAGTGAGGAAATCACCAACTACAGACAAGTTATTCTTTATCTCCTCGGTGAAGATGAACTCGTTCTTTCTCTTCTCAACCTCTCTCTTGTAGAAAGCATAGAGAGTATTCTTTATCTCCCGATTATCTATTGGCAGAGCCAAACCCCGATTCATAGGCTGCTTTGGACTCATACTTCGGGACGCCTGATTCTTTTCTGCATTTGTTTCCATTGCTTGTTACGTTTTGTTTATGATTTTTCATTTCTGAAACTATCTCGTTATACTGAGAGTCTATCTTGTTGACGGAGAAATTGTTCATTATCCAAGTCTTGTCTATAAGATGCAGGAACTCACCCCACGCTTTTAGAAGGCTCTCGTCATCAATCGGCAGCGGCACCGTTCTATGGCTTCTAGCAAAAGCGATTTTCTTTAGAATAGAGTTCATAGCCTTTGCGTCTTTAGCCTGCCAGTAATAAGGTTCTCCGTATAGCTCTAGGAAGTAAGCCTCGAATATCTGGCGACCCCTATGGCACGGAGTTGGCTCTTTCTGTGGCTTCTTACACGCGCTCGTACGCTCGGGCGTGAGAAAGAGTTCGTTAGAACTCAGCCGTCTGCTAAGACAATTTTCTTTTTCTTTATCTTTTTCTTTTATAGGGGTTTTAGGGGGAAGGTTTTCTTTTTCTGTTTCGTTTTCTTTTGGATTTCTAGCATTTGCTACATTTTTTCTAGCATTTGCTAGAGATTCGCTAGCATTTGCTAGGATTTCTGTAGCATTTGCTAGAGAATTTGTAGCATTTGCTAGAGATTCACTAGCATTTGCTACATTTTTTCTAGCATTTGCTTGGCATTTGCTAGAAGATTCTTTGGCATTTTCTGCGAAATTTCTAGCCTTTGCTGCACCACCTGCACGACCGGCTCTAGCTCTAGCTTCGCTTACTTTTCTTGCCTGCTCGATAGTGTCTGAAAGTTCCTTAGAATAGAAATATTCTTCCTCAACCTCGAATAAATCGAAATCCTCAACTACAGATTGCACCATAGAAACATCAACGCGCATCTCATAAGCTATCATAGAATAGTCCTTTGACAGCTTATGATCCTCGTCTTCCTCCAATAGCTGCATAAGAGCAACGTAGATGCCGTAAGCAGCTATGCCGTGCTTCATCCTTGCTCTCATTACTTCTGGAGAATCACTATTTTTGATGCAATTATATCTCATATTATTGGTTCAAGTCCTCGTTCTTAATAAAGCATATCTTACCTCGCTTTATACTATTTGCCAGGGAGTCAACTTCTGTCTGTAACTTACTGTAAACAGCACTTTGCTGCTTAGAGATAAAATTGTGGATAGAAGGGCTAATCTTTAAAGCTATAGAAGCCATCCCCTCCAAAATCTTAAACTCACGATACAACACACCTGCCGACTTGAACTGTTTGTCCAAGCCTACCAAGAACGTTCTGTAGTCCTTGATTCCTTCAAAATCTCTGAGAAATTCCGTCTCTTCCATATTGTATAATATTTTAATTGTTACTATTATTTCCTCTTTAATGCAAAATTACGAAATCATTCTGATATATGCAAAAGAATTAAGTTAAATATTCAAAAATACCAAAATATATTTGAATATATATTTGTCTATCTCGATATTTTTTAGTACCTTTGCAACAAGTTTTTTCCATAGCGTCTGTTAAAAAAGAATGCTATAGGATTCCTCTTTAGCCTGCTGGTGAGCGGGCTTTTTTTATGGGATTTATTTGGCAATTTGAAAATAATTCATTACCTTTGCAAACAAATCCCTTTAAAGTATAATCTTTATAGGATTTTAATTGGTTCAAGTCCTCGGTGTTGTGAAACACTGGGGACTTATATTTTTTACAGATTAACGGTGATACCTTTCTCATAACTCAGTCTCTTTACTTCATTAGTATAATACTTGATCATTCTTTCCAACTCGTCATCATCCCATTTCTTGATGGAGTGAGCACGCTCTCGCAGGGTGGAAAATCGAGAAACACCAATCTTCTTTATCAGATTCTCCTGGTAGTATATAAGATGGTCTGACTTCACTCTATTGCACCCGATACATTCTGCATTGCAGTTATCTTCATCGAATCGGGTCGCCATATTGGAGCGTCCGAAGAAATGACCGCAATCAAGCTCTCTGTACGGCTTTATCTTTCCGCAGCTGATACATTGTCCCATACCGCTTGGCATGCAGTCTCTCAGACGAATATACAATGCAAACACCTTGTCTAGCCTCTTGACTAAATCCGGCTTACTCTTCTTTCTCTTTTTGGGAGCAGAAGGAGATTTCTTCTTTTTATTATAAAATGGAAACATTTCTTTTGAATTTACATACAACATATTTATCCGTCATTTTCACAAAATCAATACATAAGCGGCAAGCTAAACTTCCTACATAAATTGGTTCTTGTGTAAATACTCCCTTTCTGCAATGCGGACAGAGAGTTAAATACTCAGTTCCTAATGCGGAATCTCTTTGCTTATATTCAATAAGCTCATTTAGAACGCTCATCTTAGTACGACATTAGTTAATTGTGTTCCTCTAGAATATACCGCCCATTTTGTGGTTCCTGGAGGTCTGCTAATAAAGAGGTCTGCAACATTCCCGAAACGGCTATAGTTTCCCGACAAGTCAACTATCCACCCATCCTTGCCTTCAAAAGGTCTGATAGCGCGACCTACCATCTGGTAGTAGAGCCCGAGAGATTTCGTCGGGCGTGCCAAAACAACGGTGTCTAGAGCAGGATAGTCAAATCCCGTAGTCAGTACACCAACGTTGGCAACAACCTTTATTTCTCTCCTCTTGAATCTTTCGAGAATGGCTTCACGCTCCTTTTGGGGTGTCTCTCCTGTCACGATGGCGGCATTGATTCTGAGTGATTGAAGCTTATCAACCAACTGCCTGGCCTCCTTTGTAAAAGCGGTAAATACAAGTACTCCCTTTCTAGGAATGCCGCTTTTAGGCTGCAGAACCTTGACTACTGTATTTGATAGCTTATCATAGAATCCGCAACGCTCATACTCTGCGAGGAGACTTCTTTCATCATAATCTGCACCGGTGGAATTACTTCTGACTCTTCTTAAATCCAATTCTGTCAAATCGTAATAATGCAAGTCTGCGAGATAACCTTTAGAAAGCAGTTCTCCAATCTGACAACAATAGATGACCTTTGAAAATATTCTAGGTCTGACTCTCGTGAGGAACTTCAAGATGGAACCTCCTTCGGCACGATCAAGACGGTATGGCGTGGCTGTTAATCCAACAACCTGTCTGTTCTTCGCTTCTATGAACTCCTTGTACTGCCCAGCTTTAGAGTTTACGTAATGACATTCGTCAATTATGATGTTCTTGAAACAATCGAAATCCGACATATGGTTCATCACGCTTCCAATGGTGGCAAAGGTTATTCTGTTTATATCTTTACATCCCACAGAGGCACTATAGCAACCGCAATCGAAGATACCATAGCTTTGCAGCTTGGCAAAGTTCTGCTGAAGAATTTCCTTACTGGGCTGAAAGACTAACAGCGGTCCTTCCAGGCGAGAGGCAATATCTGCTATCACCAAACTCTTTCCTGCACCCGTAGGCAGGATAACCAATCCGTTCTTGTCAGCCTTGCTAGTGAACAGCCTTACGGCTGCATCACTAGCTTGCTTTTGATAATTTCTAAGAGTGTACTTCATTACTCGCCGAATGGTAATTCATCATCGTCATCATCTGAAGACTGCTCTGATTGAGCTTCTTCTTTTGGCTGCTCCTCTTCCGGGAACTCCAATCCGAAGACCTCCTTCATACTCTCGCGATTCTTGACCTCGTTAGCCCAAATCTCAGAACGGTCTGGGATAGCATAAGCCTTTGCGAGCAGGAACTTCTCTGAATTTGCATCCCAGTTATATACGAGATAGTAACCTGCCAATGCAATACAGAACACGTCCTTTGACTTAAGACGCATATCAACAGTTCCCTGACGAACCTCAGCGGCATATTTGGCTACTTCCATAAGGACAGAAGCATAAGCCTCTTCTGCGTCCTTCTTCATCTTCTTGGCTTTTTCCAAAGCCTCCTCCAATTCCAGCTTGCGAGCTGGCACCACGTTCTCTTCGAGTGTGCAATACTCCTCTCTGATGTTCTTCTTCTCGAAATCATCGAGGAAACGTGTAACCAACTCATTGTCAGGAAAGGTCGCCGTGAAGTGCTTTCCGACAAACTTAAGGATGTCTGCCTTATTCTTCAAAGGCTTCTCTCCGCAAAGGTTTTCCTTACTCAAAGCAAGGAAGTCTAACTCCAAAGGAAAAATGTCCTTAACACCGTCCTCCAATACAAACTCAATGTTCTCTGGAACATAATTTTTCAAATCTGATTTCATAATTATAAATACTTTTCATATAATGCTATCTGTTTCTGAGCTTCAAGCAAGGCTGCTTCTTCATTAGGCTCGGGTATATACAACCCTGCAACCATACTTGAATAGTTCCGAAACTTCTCAATAGCGTCTGTTAATTCTTTTGTGTCAAGGTCAGCCGTGCTTCTCCAATAGGTTACAGGCTGTCCTCTTCTGTTTGTTCTCTGCTTCGCAAAGATTTCTCTGTTTACTATCTGTTTGAAAATGTTATACTTCACATATTCTTCATCGTAGCCGAACTCTGATGCGAAATACTGAAGGCAAACGTGCAGATAGCTGTTTTGGGCAAGGGAACGTGGACGGTGCTTTTTCTTCACCTCCACGATAAAACCCTTTCCGCTTTTCAAGGCATCCATGTAAAGACCATTGCAATAGTCCTTATAGTCTGCCCTGTCCTTGTCATTGTTGAGATTGAAAATCATAACTAGAATGGCAAGTCATCATCTTTGCCCGGCTGCGGTGCCTGTGACTGAGCACCTTGCGGCTGCGGTGGTGGTGCTTGCTGCTGCGTCTGGGCGCCTCTCTGATACTTCTCTATCTTGTAACCCGAAATGGTATTGAAATACTTTACCGGGTCATTTGCACTCTTCTGATACTTAGTACCTTGAAGAGCAAAAGATATGGTAACAATCTCGCCAACTGCAAAATCAGCAGGATCATCTACATGCTTTCCGCTGAACTCAAAACTTGGGTAGTTCTCGTACACATCTCCGTAATTCGAGTGTGTACAGTTAAGAACCACAACTCTCTTTTTGAACGGCTCTCCACCGTTCTTACTTGGTATTTCCTCGACATTGCCGATGAGCAATACCCTTCCTGTCATTGTATTAGCCATCTGATTCTGTTAATGGTAAATATGGTAATAATTCTCTCATTTCTACCCATTTGAGGAAGTCACGCAATAATGCGTGGTTCTTGTCTTCCATCCCTGGGTATCTGTAACAAGTTATTGCTGGCTCATAAGGAGTAAGCTTAAGACCTCTCACGTCTCCCTTGTGCTTATCCTTATTGTAGCCCTCAAAGACAAACAAGTCAAAATGGAATACATCAGCTTCAAACAACTCTAGGTAAAGCTGCCATTGGCAACTGTCTATATAGTCTTTGTCTGATACCGGTCCGTACTTAGTCTTGATGTCTCTTATCTCTAGTCCGTCAATCATATCGGCACATCCCGTGATAACGGCATCGCCGAAATCCTTGTATTCACGAACCTCGTGAAAGGCGCCTGGATGCTCATTCCTATATTTCAAAGCAACCTTGCATTGTGGAATGTCGAGAATCGCTTCACCTTCATCAAAGACGAACCTTCTTCCTTTTGGAACAGGTTCTGTCTTATCTTTCTTATAATAGGTGAAATGACGAACACCTTCCGGCTCCTTGAAGCAATGGGGACTGCCAGTCTCCACGATGGAGTGAAAGGCAGTTCCTATTCTTGTATAATCATTACCCTCGAACTTCTTTGTGATATTGTCTATGACGTCCTGCTCTGTAACATAAGCATATTCGCCAGACATATACCGTCTGAAACTCTCTAACTGGGTAACTCTAATCAAAGGCTTCTTCATGCTGCATCCTCGTGCTTGACGAACTTCTTGCCCTTCTTGTCAAAGTCAATACCCTTGGTGGCAAGCTCCTTGATCATCTGATTCATGAATGCCTTCTGATGAATCTTGTTCAATCCGTGGGCAACCTCGATGAGAGCATTTGCATCATCTACAGTCTCCACGGCTGCAAGCTTCTTTCGGGCATCATCAACGGCTTCCTGCGCCTTAGCTTGAGCATCTGACTTATTTACGATGGCTTTCTTCACCTTCTTGATGATGTCTGCCATGCAAGTGTCAAACTCCTCTGTTCCGTAAGCAGGAATCCAAGTGTTCTGCAGGTCTGCAACATTCTTGCCAACACGATTGTCCTGTGGCTCGAACTTGATAACACGATTGCCGTTCTCCTTGCAGATGTAACCTACCTGGTCCGCAATACGGATGAGCAAGTCCTTGCTCTGTCCTGTACAGTCTGGAGAATGCTTGATGTAGTCTCCCTCCTGCGTCTCCTTATCGTGGCAGATGAAGATGATGTCAGAGTTGTTAGAACGGAGAATGCCGACAAACTGCTTGAACAATTCTCCCATCACACCATATCGCTTCAATGAGTTAGTTCCCAGCTTAGGGTCTTGCTGAATAGCAAAAGCGTTGAGATAGTCATCGAGCATAGCCTTGGCAGTATCTACTACGATGGTCTTACACTCACTGATCAGACCTGGCTTCCAAACCTGCTTGCCATCCTCAACAACGTAGGAACCGATAACCTCTGCGTTGTAGATGTCCTCCCAGCGTGAAGCCGTGACAACAATGTCTGGGCGCTGGACGGCACGGTCAAAGCCGCGGTCGGTGTCGATGAGTAAAGGACTGTTGGCTGTAGTAGCCAAAGATGTCTTACCGGTACCTGGAGTACCATAAAGTACGATAATCACTGGACGCTCTGTAACAACGTCATTCTTTCTAATAATTGGCAT